CCCGCAACGCAAACGGAGGTGTGGCCGAGTGGTTTAAGGCAACGGTCTTGAAAACCGTCGACTGTAACAGGTCCATGAGTTCGAATCCCATCGCCTCCGCCATATTTGTACCGACAAAGCCCTGATTAGTCAGGGCTTTGTCGTTTCTGGGGTTTGAGATTTCCGCCGGGATTTGTGAGGCGTTACAAAACTATTTGGTAACCGTTACAAAACTTTCCTGTTTTCTCCCTCCTCCGGCGTCCTGCCGATCGTTAAACATCCTTCATGTAACGCAATGCTACGCTGTCCTCAAAACCGAGGATTTGCGATGCCAAACTCAGACCTACTCCCTTCCCTGCTCTTCAAGATCAACGAAAACCAACTCGCCCTTGAGGCCGCCATCATGGAACTTTCCAATTGGGTCGAGGCCCGCGGCTCGGCTGACGTCGCCGACAACGTGCGCGGCGCCCTGGACACCATCGATAAAAACGAGGAATTCATCAAGATAACGCTAGCGGTGCTGATGACACCCGAGTGACAGCAATCGATCGCCACTCTAGCTCCTAGCACCCCATACTTGCAGGGGCGCTGAAAAGCTATACGGAATAGTCCTTTGGAACGGCGCCCACTGCAATCGGTGCCTGACCGTGACTAACCGTATTTCACGAATCCCCGCAAAAGCCCCTACAGGCTTTAGACGAGAAAGTCCCTGTATCCCGGCGTCCTGCCGACCGAACACCAATCCCCCCAGTGCAACGAATCGAATCACCCCTCCGCCATGTGTCTCAGGCGCTTCGACACGGCGCACGCCAGGCTGAATTTTGCGCTTGGCGTGAAAAGGCCCGGCGGGAATTGAGTAAGCAGCCATGGAATCAGTTGCTGCATAAAACGGACTTCAGACCACGGTTTTCATTCAGTCTCTCTAGAGCTTCCAGGAATGTTTGGCCAATACTGCGACGGCCTGGTTCATGTGCACACTTTCCGCCATCAAACCGGCCAGATGATTCTCGGACTTAGTCCCTGCCCCCCCAGCACAGCGCCGAAATAAATCCGCCCCCTTTGCCGCGCTTGCGAATTCCAGCATGGCAATCCAGCCAAGGTATGGCAGAGGGCCAGCAAGCAGGCTATTCTTGCCCCCCTTCACAGCCGAATTCCCCCCTGTAACAAATACCCATCACCCATAGTTTGTAAATGGAAGTCCTGATGAGCCTAAAAACCCTAGTTTTGATGACAGGTCTATTGCCCCAGATCTATATCGCCGAAACGCCCTTGCAATGCATCAGGAAAGCGGACTGATTTTTTTCCCGCGCACTGCACTTGGCAAAAAAATAAACCTCTCCCCTATTCCCGTCTTTTCGAAATACTCAAACGCAAGGAGCATTGGCAATGGCATTGAATTATACGGATGCATCAGGAAACGCTTGGGCTGTCGATAACCGCGGCAATCTCAATCAGGCTAAAACGTCAGCGCCCTCCTCCAATACTTTGGACAGCAGTTCGTTAAACCTTTACATCGGCGGATCAACGTCGGCTGCTTACCTGACATGGGCATCCGCCAGTGCCACAGCCAATACACAGACTGTCACTGCGACAGATTCTGCCTCTGGCATTACCCTCACGCGCACTACCTACATCGGCGATGGTTTTGTCCGCACGCTAGAAGTCGTTAAAAACACCGGAAGTGCCCCACAGTCAGTCAATCTTCAGCTGATGGACAATATATATTACGATTCAAGGACTGTTGTGACCGCCACCAGCAGCGGTGACACCCTGCGCAATACCGCTGACGACTGGTTTGCCGTCGGTAGCACTAACACTTCCGATGCCAATCTTGTCCATGTAGTGTCGGGAGGTGCCGGCTCGCCAAGCGCTACCAGTCAGAACTACGGCGCTGTTGATCAACCACAGAGCAGCTACAACCTGTCGCTTGGCGCTGGCGAAACCAAAGTTGTCATGCATTTCTATGCACTGGCGAACAATGCGGCCGGAGCACAGGCGATCGGCAGTTCGCTCGCTGGGTTGTCTAATAGCAACTACTTGACGGGCATGAGTTCGACCGAACTAAGCAGTCTTGTCAATTTCACCCAGGATATTTCCAGCAGCGTGACATCAGCGCTTGCGGCGCATCAGGCCAACCTCACACTGACCGGAACTTCCGCCATTAATGGTACCGGCAATGGACGCGACAATATAATTACCGGCAACAATGCGGCTAACACGCTCAGTGGCAATGATGGTAATGACACCCTCCTAGGCGGCGCTGGGAACGACACCCTGATCGGCGGTAGTGGCAATGACACCCTGGATGGTGGCACGGGTAACGACCAGATGAATGGCGGTATTGGCAATGACCTCTATGTCGTCGATTCGGTCAGCGATAAGATCACCGAGAATGCCAATGAAGGCATCGATACAGTCAAAAGCAGTGTCAACTTCAGCATTGCCACGCTTCTCAATGTCGAAAACATCACGCTGACCGGCACGGCCCAGAACGCTACCGGTAATGCCAACGCCAACATATTGATCGGCAATGCTTCCAACAATGTGCTGGTCGGTGGTGATGGCAACGACACTCTCAAAGGTGAGGGCGGCGTCGATACACTGAATGGCGGCAACGGTAACGATGTCTATGTCGTCGATACCACGACCGATATCATTACGGATTCGGCCGGTACGGATCGGATAGAGTCCTTGGTAAATTTCAGTCTGGCTACTTATGCCGCCATCGAGAACCTGACGCTGACCGGAACCGCCGCCATCAATGGCACCGGTAACAACCTCGCAAACACCATCGCGGGTAATGCGGCAGCCAACATCATTGATGGTGGTGCTGGAGCAGACCAGATGATCGGTGGTGCCGGCAACGACACCTACGTGGTGCGCGATAGTGCAGATGTCATCACCGAAGCTAGTACCGGTGGTACCGACACCGTTATCAGCTATCTGAATTACACGCTTGGCGCCACTCTGGAAAACCTGACACTGGCCGGTACCGCGTTAACCGGTACGGGCAACGCCGGCAACAACACGTTCTTGGGCAATGCCAGCAACAATATCCTGAACGGTCTGGCTGGCAACGACACCCTGAATGGTGGCGCCGGGATTGACACACTGAACGGAGGCGATGGCAACGACCTCTACATCGTCGACACCAATACCGATGTCATCACCGACACTTCAGGTGTTGATACCGTTCAAAGTACGGTCAGTTTTTCGCTCGAAACCCGCACGACCATCGAGAACCTGTCATTGATCGGCACCGGAGCCTTGAGCGCTACCGGCAACTCCCTGAATAACCTGATTTCCGCCAACATGGGTAACAGTACTATCAATGGTGGTAGCGGCAACGATACCGTCAGTTATGCCAGCGCCACTGCGGGTGTCACGGTGGCGGTCAATGGCGCCAGCCAGGCTACTAGCGGGTCAGGGATCGACACGCTGATCAACATTGAAAATCTGTCAGGCAGCAAATTTGGTGACAGCCTTACAGGTGACGGCAATGCCAATATCCTGCGTGGCGGTGATGGCAATGACATCCTCGTTGGCGGCGCAGGCAGTGACCAGCTCTTCGGCGATGCGGGCAATGATCGTTTAACCGACTCGATCGGCGATGACACGCTGAGCGGTGGTGCAGGCAACGATACCTACGTCGTTAGCGGCACCACTGGATCTATCCTGATTGAAGACACAAGCGGTATTGATACGCTGAACGCTTCGGGCGCTACTGGCGGTGTCACCATCGATCTCACGCCTGGCAGCACCAGCAACATCAATGGACGGATGGTGACGCTTTCCTCCGGAGGCACGGTCGACGTGCCACTCGACGTGCTCTTCCTCCAGGACGCCTCCGGCTCGTTTGGCGACGACGTTGCAAAAGTGAAGACTCTAGTGCCCCAAGTGGTATCCGCCCTGTCCTCGGTTCAGGCTGACAATCGTTTCGGCCTGGCCTCCTTCATCGACAAAGGCGAATACGTCTATCGCACTGATCTGGCGATGACCGCCAATCAGACCAGCCTGGTCAATGCACTCAATACGCTGACCATCGGCAGTGGCGGCGACTCGCCAGAGGCGCAAATCGAAGCTCTGATGCAGGCCGCCTTGCGCCAGACCGAACTCGGTTTTCGCGCCGAATCCTTCCGGGTTGCGGTAGTGATGACTGATGCTGACTATCACAAGGCAGGCGACACGTCTTACGTCGCCAATGACGGTGATGCGGTGCTGGAGCTCGAAGACTATCCGACGGTTGCACTGCTCAAAACCAAGCTGTTGGCCAGTGGAATCGTACCGGTTTTTGCAGTAACCGCCGGCAACGAAACCTATTACAACAACCTTGTCGATCAGCTTGGCTTCGGAACAGTCGTGACGTTGGCAGCGGACAGCTCCAATCTGGTTGATGCCTTGACTGATGGCATGACTCAGATTACCGAGGCACGGATCGAGAACGCCATAGGTAGTATCTACAACGATACCCTGATCGGTAACGGACTGGACAATCGCTTGGAAGGCCTAGCTGGCAACGATACCTACTACGTTCAGGACAGTGGGGACGTGGTGGTTGAAGCGAATCTGGGCGGAACCGATCTGGTCATCAGTTCAGGGAGCTACGCGCTGTCGGACAACGTTGAAAACCTGACGCTTTCCGGTACCGCGAACATCGACGCTACGGGTAACGCCCTGGACAACCAGCTCGTCGGCAATAGCGGTGCTAACGTCATTTCCGGCGGCGTCGGTGTTGACAGGATGCTGGGTGGTCGAGGCAACGACACCTACGTGGTTGATAATGCCGGCGATCAGGTGATCGAGTACTCCGGCGCCGGCAACGACACCATCAAGACCTCAATCAGTTATGGGCTGAGCGCCAATGTCGAGAATCTGGTCCTGACTGGCACGGCGGCCATCAATGGCACCGGCAATACCCTGGGCAACACACTGACAGGCAACTCCGTTGCCAACCTGCTCAATGGTGGTGCAGGCAACGACATACTTATTGGCGGTGCGGGCAACGATACGCTGATCGGTGGTGCAGGCAACGACACATTCATCTTCACTTCTCTGTCGGACATGGGGACGACCGGTGCAAGCACTGACGTCATCACTGACTTCATCCGCGGGCAGGACAAAATCGATCTGGGGATACTGGATGCCTCAACGAACACAAGTTACAACGAGGCTTTCTCGTTCATCGGCAATGCTGTTGCCTTTACCGGAGCCGCGCAACTGAGGTTTCAGGACGGTGTGCTGTACGGCAACACCGATACAAACAGCGAAGCCAATTTCGCCATTAAGCTCATCGGCGTCACTATCCTGGCGGCTACAGACATCATTCTTTGATCTACCGCTTAAAGCTGTATCTACCTTGCGTTACTAGCAACCCCGACAAGACTTGGTGCTTGTCGGGGTTTTCTCTCTGTTGATGCTCAACAGCAGGGCTATCAATTTTCCTTCCAGTAGCCTCCCGCACAGATGCCTTGCGAGCCGCGAGCGCGATCATTCCTTGGTCACGGCGTTATCACGGCACATCCTTGAAGAAGACGTGGCGCCCGAGCTTCAGCGTCTTCTTGGCCTTCGCTGCCCAGTCTGGGGCCTTCGTCATAGCGGTCGCGTAATAGTGCGTAGCTCCGCAGGTGGGATCTGCCACTTTACCGGCCAGCACCTGGTCAGCGGCAATCTGCGCTTGAGCGAACTCGCGGAACGGGATGGGCTTCGTGCCACTCAGGTAAATGAAGTTCGGGTCGTTCTTGTTCCAGCAGCTGAACTGGTACGGCTTCTGGCACACGCCAGCATAGCCCTCCCCCCACCACGACTTGGCTTTGCCATCGTTCACGCGATTGCGGATCGTCCAGGCCACGGCGATCTGGCCGGCCAGGCTTTCACCGCGCGCCTCACCCCATAGCGTACGGGCAAGGACATCGCGGTCTCTTTCTGTTGTGATCATCACTTTTCTCCAGACGAAAAAAAGCCCGCACTCGACGGGACTCAATGGTTAAGCTATGCACTCCACGCATGGAGGCATTTATGAAGTACACAACGATTCTTTTGATTGCCGCTTTGCTCGGCGGCTGCTCCTCATACAGTGAGCGCGGCACCGGTGAAGGCGGACGGGAACTCAACAACAAGGGCTACACCGTCCGCTGTGATGCGACCCCGGCCAATCAGCCAGGCTGCTACACACCTCCGCCGTCATGGTCTTGGTGGCCTTCAAACAACATAAAATTTAAGTTGGGTGCGAACTGAAATCAGCTTCTCATTCGGTTCGATGGCGGGCGTACAGTGGCGGATCGTTTAAGCAGGACGAATCGGGCGCGGCGCCAAATCTGGGAAGCGCTCGGCATCTTCCTTCCGGTTGCTGACCTGGTCGCGATACTTCAGCCACTACCTGTGAATACCAGGAAGCAGATCTGGAACCGCTCCATAGCCAGGTTCAGCGCAGACGCAAAAACGCCGACTATCTTGCCGGCGTTCGGGAGGATCTGGCGCCGTTGCTGCGCGGTGACTGGCATACTTTTCTCCAGACGAAAAAAAGCCCGCTCAAGGCGGGTTCCGTTCGAGATAATTTTAAAAGGTCATATATAGGGCGCCCATCCGGGTGCGGGCAATAAACCTGGGGGCGCAACGTACCAGACAAACACAAACCCGGCCAACAGCAGCACAGAAAGTACGATGACAATAGATCGATGCATCCTCACTCCTTGAGTTTTGACAGCTTTTCCAGTGAGCAGTATGGCAATGTGATATCGCCAAGTCACTCCTTGTCCCAGCTCAATTATCTGAGCTAGGATTCGCGCCACGTTCCCCCGTATTAAAGGGTGCGAGGGAAAATAGAAACCCCGGTGGTCGAGAAGCTCCGGGGTTTTGCTTTTCTATTCCCGCTGGTAGCATTGCAGCAAGTTTTCGATGTTCCCCATCTGAAAAACAGAAGCCCTGGTGATTACAGCTCACCGGGGCTTCGTCTTTTCAATCCCCAGACGAAGAAAACCCCGAACGTGTCGGGGTCCTTGTGTACTTCCAGTGGCCGCCCAGTCGGACGCTGACCGAGAAAATCCAAGCCCGTGCATGCTGGGCTGCCGTGTAACTCAAGCCACAATCTCACCGGGATAGAAGAGTAGCTCTCCGAGGATTCTTGCCGCGTAGTTCGTCAGCCGCGTTTACCTGTTTTGTAACCGCCAGGCACCGGCTTACGATTAGTTATACTGCTCCAATCTGGGCTTTGAAGGCCGGCAGGGCGATGCGTCTGCTCTGGCTCCTCCTCAATATTTTTCAGCAATCGATCATAGTTTTGCTGCAAGAGACTCTCTTCGTCCCTTAGCCTCTGCAGCCTTCCCTGTAGCTCTGAGATCTGCTCCTCTTGCTCTATTTTGACTAGCTCTAGGGCCTCTACCCTGTCCCTAAATTGCTGAGCAGCCTCCTTAGATTTCTTGAGAGCCGCATCCGCCTTTGCCAATTTTGTTGAGGCGCTGCGAAGTTTTTTGCTCGCGAGCCTCTCCTGCTCCTCAGTGGCTTCTACAGCGGCAATCGCGTTTTTCTCATTCTGTTTGAGCAGCTTCTTTAGCGAGGCGAACGTAAATTCGATGAAATCCGTAGGCTTGACATCACCAGGAAGCAGCACCGAGGTAACGTTGGTGAATTTCACAGACGCTAGAAACTGGTATTTTTTCTTCGCGAGTGTTTTATCGCTGCGTATCTCAGACCGACTTAATCGTGTGACCGTTTTCCCAATTGCTTTGCGAGGCATTCAGCGCCCTTCCCTAGTGAGATCATAGGGCCACTATATCTAGTTGAAAACCGAAAGTCATACTGCGACTGTCTGTCATTTTTCTCACGCCCCAAGGCAGCGCGACTGTCGGCCGTGTTATAGGAGCTGGCTTGGCCACCCTCGTTTCAGCATCTCAGCGGTGATCGAGTCATCAGCCACCGCACCCTGCAGCTCGCCCTCTAACGCCGCCATGGTGGCAATCTGGCCCATGTACTGACACGAATCGCTCAGCGTCTTCGGACTGTAGGTGGATGGGTTGGGCAGGCCGAGAGCAGACGCGCACCACTCCGAACAGAACTGCGAGTCGATGTCAGTCTGATTGCGGTTGAACAACTGACTGAAGATCATCGAGAACCAGCCGTAGGTGTTGCAGTCGGTCGCCTTGAAGTACTCCAAGACAGCGGCCGCATCCGCCCACTGCAGGTCGATCACATCCCACTTGTCCAGCTCCAGTTCGATTGCCTTGGCCCGGACCCCTTTGTCCATGATCGAGCTGGAATAGCAGAGGCCGCCAACCACCAATTCGCAGTGGCTGTAAATCGACCGGCTCCACCATTGAATAAACCGGGCACCGATACGGGTATCATTCTTTCGCAAGGCGAGCTGTACGGTCATATCACGCTCCCGCCAAGGTGTAGTCGATCACCACAGTCGCCAATTCCTCGGCCGTCATCGCTGCGCGGATCTGGTCGTCGATGCCCTGGCGACGCCCGGTCAGATAGGCCGTGGCTTGAGCAAACGCGGTGACCTTGGCCAAGGTACGGGCCAGGTATTCGTCGCGGTCCAGGCCGCGGGCCATAGCAGCGAGATCAATCCACGGGGTGGCGGCAGCCGAATTAGCACCCCACGCCACAGCCTCAGCGCGCTGACGCTCCCAAGTAGAAATCTCTGCGGCTGGGTAGTCGCAGGTCAGCTGGTCGATAGAGGCGCTGTACTGGGCGTTGTTGAGTTGAGTCAGGACTACTTTTCGCATTTCGACAGTCGGCGCTTCTACCACCCAGCTCTGGATGGTCCGGCCTTCCTCAATCCGCACCAGACCTGCCAGTAGGCTACCACCCTCCGGCACCTCTGGACGCTCATCGTATTCCAGCACGGTGGCCCCGTAGTCGATCAGCATTTCGTTGTTCATGCCTGTATCTGGTGGGAACGACACTTCAGGATAAGCCGCGCGCAGTTCGTTAGGACTAATGACTTTCCGAGTTTCTGTCAGTACCAATTTCATGAAGTTATCCTATTTTAATCATTCGACAGGCACGGACTAAAAGACTGCTGACCTTAGTAGCATCGGCTCGCGCACCGGCTAAAAACTCTTTGGTATAAGAACTCGCAGCACTTGCATTAGTCGAAGTCCAATAGGCCACCGTAATATCAAACTCTTCAGGCCCATGCACGTTGGTTGCCGTCACGTACCGAAACGCATCTGACGGCGTTTGCGCAGGGTCCGAGGCTGTGTAGGTAGTGCCCTGTGGATCAGAGCTGTTGTTGACGCCTGAAAGCGTCGCCGTGTCGTTGTTGTTTGTGCGAGGCTTTAAATTCCGATAACAGAGTTCAAGTTGTTCTGTTGCTGGCAAAAACCAATCAGTAAATCCACCAATCGAAAGCGCGGCGCACCATTGAGCGGCTTCATGATTCACGGAATCGGCCACCATGGCGGCCGTATTACTGAAACCATCCCAATTACTGGCAGTGTTCAAGGTTGTGGTGTTAGTCGCTTTCCACTTCAATGTGGTTTGCCCGCTGGCCTTGGGGGCAACAATCAAGGCATATTTCTGAGCGCCCACCAGCATTCGCCCAACGTAGAAGCCCCCGCCATATGGCGTGCCGGGGACAATCGGGATTTGCGGACTGGCCCCTAAGAGCGCTTTGCCCATCATCATGTCGAAGCCCCCACGCGGCCGACCCAAGTGGTGCCGGTGCCTGTGGTGCTCAGCACGTATTCAATAATTTGATTGGCGCCCGGCGTCGGCGGAACCACGCCGCCATACGTTAGCCAGGTGATGCCTGCAAACCATGTAATTGTTTTCGGGACGGCCGCCTGCCGAACCCTGATAACCAAGGTCAAACTCTCCCCGGACAGGGAAGGCATGTTTGATAGGGTAAATGTCGTGTTAACGGAAAGCGTGATATCGAAGACAGTTGCTCTTGAAATATCCAGCGCAAAAGATGCAGCGCTAGTCCCGTAAAAGAGCAGCTTATCGATGTACTTGGAAATACTGAGGGTGTCGCTCCACTCCGCGGCGGTGGCGGCATCGCCCGGAGTCAGCGGCTTGCGAGCATTTCCTGGCAGTGCCGGCAGGGTTGTCTCGATCCAATCAGACCAAGCAGTATTGTAATTAACTCGGATAAACAAGCGGGGCGCCCCACCTGTTTCCACGAAAAATAGTTGATTAACCCGCGTTGACGCTCCAAACGCTCGGCTTGAAGCCTGAAGCAATCCCGACATATTCACAATTGGCCTAACACCGCCACTACCGGGCCCCACCCCATACCACCCATTTGGTAGGGTGTAATCGTCGATATTGGGTGTATCAGACAGCTGGGTATTAACACCTACACCGGCCGCCTTTACCGATATGTTGTCCACGCTGCCAAGGCCAACATCCGCCTTGACCAGTGCCACAACTCCGGTCTTACCGTTAACGCTGGTGACGGGACCGCTTGCGATACTGTCTGCCGCCGCCTTGGCGCGATTTGCTTCGCTCAATGCACTGGCAGCACTGGTAGCCGCCGCGCTCTTTGAACTGTTTGCCGCTGTGGCGGAAGCCGCGGCATCGGTAGCACTGCTGGCGGCGGCAGACTTACTTGCAGCGGCATTGGTCTCGCTGCTGGCCGCGTTGGTCTTCGACGTGTTCGCGGCGGTTGCCGAGCTCGCAGCATTGGTCGCGCTGGTCGCGGCGGCGGTTTTCGATGAGTTCGCCGCAGTCGCGCTGGCCTGCGCATCCGTCGCGACCTGATTCACCTCAACCGAGAACTGTGGCAATTGCGATCCGAAGAAGGTGTCCGTGTCGGTCTTGAAGGTCGCCGCCGTTCGATCAAGAAACGGTAGTGGTGTGACTGCCATTAGATAAGGCCCTCGATATCAAGCGAGCAGAGGTGGTAATTCGGGTAAGTGATGTCGATATTGAAACTGGTGAAGAATCCGTAAATCAGCAGCGGCTCATAGCCAGCGTCCTCCGTGCCGATGTACACGCACGGGGTGGCCCTCAGCGCCGCGAGTGTTCGGTAGATGCGATTGAAGGTGCCGAGCGTGGTCATCATCGTAAAACTGCCGCGCTTGCTGTAGGCGCGCTTGGTAATGACCGTGTTGCCGAAGGCGTCCCGCTCCTTGCGGCTGTAGTCGTCGATACCAACCTTGGCCCCGTACTGCGTTTCACCCAGATCGCTGATCAGCCCGGGCTTGATTACACCAACAGAGGCGGCACCGCTGGTGGTAATGACCGAAATTGACAGTTCTGCACTCGCGTATTGCCCCGGCAGATCGGTGATGACAATGTCGCTTCGCAAGTCCAACTCAGTGAAAAACCAGTCAAAGATCGTCTCAATGTCGCCTGCCTCGAGATCGATCCTTTTCTGATAAACCACCACACCACCGGCACCGTCTTTCATCGCCACGTCCACATACCGGCCAGCCAACTCGAAGAGAGCCAGGCTGTCGGTAAATCCGGTGCGCAGGGTGTAATTCAGCGGGGAAGCGCCCGTTGCGAGCGTGCCCACTACGTTGTCGAACGGCGCCCACTTCTTCGTCGGCCCTACATCCAACCAGACGGCCGGGCTGGTCGTGTCGAGCTCTGGAGCGACTGTTCCCGCCCCCGCCACCAGCCTTTCAAACACCTTGTGCGCACTGGCGCGAATTACTCTCGCGCCGAGCGCATAGGTCGTTCCAGACACCCAGGCCGGATAGTCATTTTCCACCACCGACGAACTCACCAGCATCGACTCCGTGATGAGGTGCGGTTTGATAATCTTCATGCAAGCTCCTTGGTGAGCATGGCGTTGCCGCCGTCGGTGACTCGATCAAGCAACTTCACGATTTTTCCGCCGTTGAGCGCGCCAGCCTTGGTCTCAGCCTGGATCATGTCGAGTCGCGCACCGAGGGCGCGAATTTCAGTCACCAAGCCAGCGTTAGAGCCGCCGCCGTTGAGCATCGATGCCGTCTGGTTCGCGTTGTAGATCCGGCTCGGGCCTGTAACTTCCAGTTCTGGACCGTTCTCCCCAACCAGTCGCAGGCCGCCGCCGAAGCTTCCGCCGGAGGCGAAGCCAGGAACGCCGGCCGCCTTTTTCTGCTTGTACTCGTCCGACCCCGTAAAGCCCGCAAAAAGCTGGTCATAGGTCACCGCACCCGATTGCAGACGGGCGACCCAGTTGGCTTTTCCTTCCGCCTCGGATTTTCGACCCAGTACCGAGTTGTAAAGAGACTCGACTAGGGTTTCATTGTTGGTCGATGTGGCGCCCGTTGCCGCGCCAGAGATAGCCGACAGCGCTGCCACAACCGATGCATTCATCGCCGAGATAGCTGCCGAAACGCTAATGACTGATGAGTCGACGCCGTTGAGCGCATCCAGCTGCGATTGGGCGAACGCCAGCTGACTATCAAACGCAGCCATTTGCGCGTCATACGCTTTCTTGGCCAGATCGATTTGCGTCTCAAGCCCTTTCAGCGACTTCTCGGCGGTGGTGAGCTGCTTGCCATTGATACTGTTCAGCTCAGCCACCACGCTGGCTGTACGTCCCTGGTCGCGGTTGAAGTCTTCGAGCGACGAATACAGGTCAGTGTTGTTGCTGCCGACCGTATCGAGCGCGTCGCTCAAGCCGGTGACACCCGACAGCGAACCACCCGCCTTCGCCGTAGCCAAGGCTGATTGCAACGTGGCCTGAGCTTGAGCGCGCAGCATCTTCACCGCGTCATCCGAGTCGCCGCGCAGCGCCTTGAGTGCCGCGCTCAGATCGTTGCCGACTGAAGTCAGGCCACTGACGTTTTCCGTCGCCGTGCTGACCATGCCATTGAGTGAAGCGGTCGTAGCGTTGTAAGCCTCGGTCGTCGCCTTCTGCTGGGCCGAGATAGCGCGCTGGACGGCGCTCATGGCGCTAGAGACGGAGCCCATCAGCGCTTCCTTCTGCGCGTCAGCGAGTTCCTTTGCCGCAGCGGTCGCAGCAGCGACAGCCTCGGCCGCAGCCGCAGTCGCAGCAGCCGCCGCATCTGCGCGCTGCTCGAGTATCGAATACGCCTGCGCTGCATTGCCGGCCAGGCCGGTGAGCGTCATGAACATCGATTGGCCGGAGGCGGTCGTCATGTCCAACGCTTCGACCATGCCCCGGTACGCATCGCGCGTGCCGGGAAGGGTCACGCCCATCGCGGCAAACTGCTTGGTGATCGCCGACAGGGTGTCGTCAGCCTTCTCCGCCTCACTGAAGAAGTTGTCGTAGTAAGTGTTGGTCGCTGTCTGGAACGCCTCCATCCCGCCAGCTGCCGCAATCAGCGAGTTCGCCAGCTCCATGCCGTGCGGACTGAGGCCCAGAACCGCAATGTTCAGCGTGTCCAGCGTGCCGTTGAAGGTCTCGAAGCTGGCAATGCGCTGCGCCAGCTCCGCGAAGGAGTAGCCGAACCCGCCGGTACCGCCGTCGAGGAAACCGACCATTTGATCCGATGCGGAACTGAACCAATCGCTGACGAGTTTTTGAACTTCCTCGCCGGTCTTCCCCTTAGTCGACAGCTTGCTTTTGGCGATGTTCAGACCGTCAAACGTACCCTCGTTTGCAGAAATGCCGATCCTTGACACCAGAGCGATAACGCCTTGCTCGGTGGCATCGTAGACAGCAGACAGGGACTCAGCAGTCTGCGCGTCCAGTGCGCTATACCGGGTGCGCTTCTTGCTGCTGGAGAACAGTCCGCCTTTTTTCTTCTGGTCGATGAACTGCTGAGCCTCAAGCTGCCCGCTCTCTACGCCCAGGGAGATACCCGAATTCTTGGTCTGCCAGGCGCCGCCGAACAGTTTTTCACCCACATACTTGGTGACGGCCTGGTGCAGGGTCGAACCACTGAGAATGGCCGCCCATTTGCCGCCCACCACCTTGCTCAGCGCCTTGTCTTGCGCTTCGAAAAAGCCCGACATCGCCGCGCCCGGCGCCATCGCGACCTTGCCCAGCGCTGTCTTGCCGCCGCTGTCCATGATTTCACCAGCATCCGGACGAACCCCGGCGTCGTACAGCTTGCCGGATTGGTACATGCCCATGATGACGGCCAGCGGCCACATCGCGGCAGCGCTGCTTACGGCCGCACTGATCTGTCCACCCAGCGAAGCCGCCGTAGCAGCTGCGCCGGCCTCCGCTGCAGCGTAAGTTGCCGCCGTGGTCGTGGCCACGCCAGTGGTGAACTGCGCGCCAACGGCGGCGGCACCCTCTGTTACCGCGCCTGACAGAAGCGCGCTAGATGCACCTTGCGCGCCGATGGTGGCTGCCGTCTGAACGGCTGCCGTGCCAGTGATGGTCGAGGCGAGACTGGTGAAACCATTGGACAGCGTGCTGCTGATGCTGGAGAGCATGTTGCCGTAGTAACGGGCACCGCCCGAGAGCGCGCCACTGATACCGCCCGAGGCGTAGCCCGATGCAACCGACGAGCCGACACCAGTGATCGCGCTGTACGCCTGGTAGATGCTCTTACCCATCGACACCAGGTTGCTGCCCATACCGGCCATACCGCCGCCGCTTCCGCCCTGCTGGCCGGTCGCACTGCCCAGCAACTTGCCCCACACCGACGACAAGCCTTGCCCGTTATCCGTACCGGTCAGCCAGTTGCTGATCGAGGCCAGCAACGGCTTTGTGGTGAGCATGTGAGCGATCTCGCCAAAGGCCTGTTTCGCACCCTTGACCAAGCTGTCCCACAGATTGTTTGCGCCGTTGCCGATGTTCGCCCAGGCATCAGCAAACACGCCGTCGATGCGATCAATCGCGCCTTCGGTGAGTTGGCCCCAGATCGTGGCCTTGCTCTGGTTTACTTCGTATTCCTGGCCAAGCTTGGCCAGAGCGTCCTGATAGAGCGCGGCGTTTTCTGGATACCGCTGAATGGCCGCATTGAGCGCTTCCTGCTCCGCAGTGAAATCCTTCAGCAGCTTGATCTGAGGGTTCAGGCGATCAACGATGCCCTCAACCTGACCGGCCTGCTCCAGCGCCTTGTTGGCGTCAAGCTGAGCTTTGGTCTGGTCGAGCAGCAGCTGATATTCCTTGCTGCCGTACTCGATGTTTTTGCCGGCCAGTGCAACAGTCATCGACTTCTGAATGTTGAAAGCTTCGAGCGCGGTCTTGCCCTGCAGCGTGGCTGTAGCTTGAGCCAGGGTCTGCGTGGTTTCGATGCGCATGCTGGCAATGGACTTGGTAATGTCCAGGCGATCCTTGGCGTCAGCTTCGCGATTTACCGCCGCGGTGACCGCATCTCGTGCCCCCGCGCCAGTCTTCAGCAGCTCCTCTTCGATTTTTTGCTGGATCGTCAGCTCGCGAACGTTGTCAGCACCGGCCAGATAGGCGTCAGCCATGTCATTTGAAGATTTGGTCGAGATCGCGGACGAGGCGAGCAGATCCTCGAGCGCCTTTTTCTGATTCTTTAGGGCCGTCGCCGCCGAGTTGGCAGCCTTGTCAACACGCTTGTTCGCTTCGGTTGTTGCGTCAAGCTGGGCGATGGTTGCGTCGGCGCGCTGATTGGGTGTAGCCCTTGGTGTAACTGGTGCAGCAGGAGCTGTGCCACCGTTGGTTAGGAGCCCGTAACCCGAAAGGCTTGACTGCGGCGCTGAAGTGCCGACAGCGACACGGGCCGCCGATGCAACCGCAAAGTTAGCCGCCTGTTCAACTGCAGTGATTTGGCGGCGAGCACTGCTTTCTGCGGCGGTGGCGGTGTCTGCATACGCCTTGATTTGCGTTGCGGCGGCTTGAGTGGCTGCGTCCTCGGCAGTGTAGAGCGCCACCAGCTGAAGCTTCAGGCTTGCTTGTTGGACCTTGTCGCCTTCCTTGATCGCATCCTGATACTTTTTCAGGGTGTCAGTTTGTTCGGCGATGAGCTTGGCTTGTGCGACCTGCTGCGCGTTCGCGCCCATTTTTGCAGCGTTGTACTCAGCTTCTGCTGCCGCGTTCGCACCAAGCAGGTCGCGAGTCTCGGTCAGTTTGGCAATGTATTTATCCCACTCGCCAGCATTTGCACCGTTTGACTTGGACGCTGCTGCTTGGGCGGCTGCGAGCTTCTCGGTTTCGGTGGTGGCGGATGTGGTAACGCCATTCGACTGAGCAAGCAACTTGCCGAACTTGTCTGCCTTTTCGCCGCTGACCGAGTAAGCAGCAGCGGTCTGCTCAAGCATCGACTTGAACGACGGCATGATCTGGTTATTTTTCGAGACCCATTCAGTCACGCTGTCCAGCGATCTGGTGCCGGCCTTAACCTCTGCAACCATCTTGCCGAATGCTTCGGCGCTTTCTACGCCGCTCATTCCGAGCGAGTTAAATGCCTGACTGCCTCGCGAAGCGTATTCGGCGAGCGAACGGGCAGCGGAATCTAGAGCGCTTTCTTGTGCCTCGACCCACTTCGAGGACTGAAAGCGCTGCTGCTCTGCTGACAGCTCTCTGAACTTCTGGATTGAATCGTCGAGGGTGCCGTTCTGATCGATCAGGGCCGAGGTGGCTTCATTCGCGCCGTCACGAAACATAAAGTAGCTGGCGGCTACAGCGCCAACCGTGAACACCAAGCCGAGAGGACCACCAAGCAAGCCAAGTACAGCCTTTCCAGCACCAGCAAATGTGCTGGCCGCTGCTGTAGCTCGATCAGATACGACAACTGCTGCGTTTACTACGGCAGTAGTCTCGCCCACGCCAACCTTGGCGGCGGTAACCTTCGCATAGGCAGCCTGAACCTGGGCAGAAGTCGCAACCGTAGTTGCAGCAAGGGTTCGCTCGCTCGCCTCGACTTGCTTGTTTATAAGGACTTGAGCACCGCGAATCTCAACCATGCGAGCTACGGTTGCAGCTCGGCCAGCTTCGGAGATTTGGGACTTCATGCGCTGCTGCTCTAACGCAAGCTCGGAGGCTAGAGCGGTCTGAACCATCTTGATTCGGCTTACTTCTGAAGCCATTACAACTCGATCAGATGCAACCTTGGCCTCAGCAGCAGTCAGATTAAGCGTCATCACCTCAAGCGTGGCTTTTGCGTCCACTCGCTTTGATTGGGCGGAAATCAGATCTTGCTTGGCGGTTGCCGCCGCAGCATTCAGTGCGACACGATTGGCGTTAGCAGCATAAAGTGCCGCCGCGCCCTGCTGGGCATAACCTCCCGCAACCCGACCTGCCGCAATAGTCATCGCCGCACCGACTACGGTGAGCGATGTAGATAAGGCCTCAGAACCGTCCGTGAACTTGTCGACAAGCGTAGAGGCGCCAATAATTCCGCCAGCGAATGCCGCCGTGGTGCCTGTCGCTTGATCCATCTCTCCTATAAGGCGAGTGATCGAGTTTCCGGCCACCTGCATGGCGCCGCCAACGGTATTCGCAATCCTGCCGAACTTCTCATCTACCGCGTCGGCCTGGTTTTGAAGCGCCTTAACGACCGCTTCAGCCGTTAACTTTCCTTCTGCGCCCAGAGAACGCAGCTGTCCAATAGTGACGCCCATCCCTGCTGCAATCGCTTGGCTCAGAGCTGGAGCTTGCTCCATGACGGAGTTCAGTTCTTCGCCGCGCAGTGTTCCAGATGCGAATGCTTGGCCCAGCTGGATCAAGGCAGCATTTGCAGATGCCGCCGAAGCTCCGCTGATCGCCAGGGACTTGCTTATCGTATCGGTGATGCCCGCCACGCCCTTGCCGGACAGATGTAGCGCCTTTTGGTTGGCGGCAATACGCTGGTAAAGCTCTGCTGTGGCAGCAAGCGGCTGGCGTGCTGTCTGCGCGCTTTGAAATACAGCTTCTTGCGCTGCGCGCAACTCGACAGCGCTTTCTGTAACCAAGCGCATGCGGTTAGCGATGGAGCTGTATGCCTCTGTCGCCTGGTAAAGCTCTCTCACGCCAAGGGCGGGGCCTACTGCAGACACAGCTTTGCTGACGAGAGACGAGGCTCTGCCAAGAGAATCTAGCGCGGACTGAGCCTGGCCGACTTGCCTGCTATCTACCGCAATGACTAGACGAGCTGACTCGGTCATGTGTTTCTCCAGGCGAAAAAAAACCGCCTTAGCTGGGCGGTTTACGGACGTAAAAAAACCCGCGCTCGGCGGGCTCATTTCAGATTGTTGGTTTTCGTATCAGCTTTGGATCTTTTCCACATTTTGGGCACCAGAGCCCGTACTTGGAAATAGATTCTGCGCAGTGGGGGCACTTGATCATTCGCGGGGAGTGCGATGTCGGCTCATTGGTCAGCTCTTTTTCTGTATAAGCCGCAAGCTTTTCTGCCTGTCCCTTAGCAGCAACCTCGCCCTCTTCTCTCTCAGGGCTCTCCTTTTTGGCTTGCTCCATGTACTTTCGGTTGAACTCCTTGTTGCGCTCCCTAAGAGAATTTTCCAGCGTCTTTGGCTTTCGCACAAACAGAAGAGCAATACCGGCCACGACAAGCAGCCCCAAAGCAATCATCATCAATGTCCCGTAAGCGGCGACAAGAGCAGCGACAACAGCAGCCATCGGAACCAACAACCAAGGTGCCAAAATCACCGCGATCAGAATCAGCACGCACAATATTGCTTTTTGCATCCGGCATCCCTCCCGTTAAAGCGGCAATCTACCACCATCGAAGAGGAACGACCAAAACCCCGCCGAGGCGAGCGGGGACGGCTATCCTTACGAACCAACACTTATCCAGCGCAGTGCTATATTTCCCGGTGGCGACTCTTCCGTGAAGGCCGGAGTTGTCACCTGAAGCCCCGGTCGCAAGCTGGGGCTTCTTTGTGGTTACGCATTTCGATGAGACCGGATGCAAAAAGCCCGGCGCGGGACTGGGCTCACCCCTCATTCATCACCCGACAGTGAATGCCATCCATCTTCATCAGCGTCCGGGCCTCTTCCGGCTCGATCTGTCGATCCATCATCCGCGTCCAGGCGTCCATTTCCTGCCAGGTCAGCGGATCACTGGTGCGCTTGAGCTCCCAGAACAGGCCGGCCAGATAACCCATGCCCTCGGGCATTGCCGGGATATCCAGCTCCCGAGGCTTGTGCTTGGTCATCTCCCAGACCCGCGTCAGGTGATCACGGGTGGTGGCGGTCGATCCTTTGACCGGCTTGTTGAGCTTGGCCTCCCCTTCCCAGTGACTTAGGAGGCTTTCAACTCTGGAGCGAAAAAACGGGCGCGGTCGCTCGCCAGACGCTCAACATCATTCGACAGGCCGGGGTTGTTGAGCAGCAGCTCGGCGATGGCTTCTTTCGAGTACGGCACGGGCAGCGACCAGTCGAACGCCAACGCGGAGCGATAGTGGAGATTGGCACGTTGGGAGATGGCGGTTTCTTCTTCGACCGACATGCCTTCCTTGCCCTCATCGCGCAGGATACGAGTCGCTTCCAGCAGGGCCTTACGCGCCGCCGGCGCATCGGCACCCAGCACCATCAGGTGGTACTCGGTGGTGGTGCCGTCGGGCAGAGTCAGCGGCAATTTCTTGCCCTTTTCCAGCGCGCCCAGAGTGAAGAAGTCGCTCAGGGCGAATGGCTTGATGGCTTCGGCTGGTTTGGTTTTGGTGGTCATTCGGTATAGCTCCAGAAAACAGAAAGCCCGCTCAGTGGCGGGCTTGGAAGCGAGGATTGGATTACACGCCGGTGCGCGTGATCATCATGGTGGTGGCCAGCGTTGCGTCGTAGCCGGCGCTAACGGTGTACTGAGGGATGATCGCGCCTGGACCGCTGGTTTGCTTCTGGCCCTGGGTGTAGCGAACCTTTGGCAACTCCAAGGTGTAGCTGTCGGCACCTTCCGTGAATTCGATCACATGCGAGGTGGAGGTCTCGTTGAGAACCTTGTCCCAGAGGATGGCGTCGACCAAATATGCGCTCATAGAGCCGGTCACGACCGCGACACCGTTGGAGATGTCGAAGGCTTCGCGGCTGCCCAGGGCGAACAGCGCCTCCATGCCGTTGTCGAGGCTGACGCTCCACTCGGTCGCGTAGGCCACCGGCACGCCACCCTCTGTCAGCGCCAGGTTGGTCGTGATCATGATGTCGGTCGTGGTCGCCGGCAGGTACGTCGAGCCGACCGGCACGGTATATTTTTCGGCCTTGGTGCCGATCATGCTGAAGGTTGCGCCGACCGGAGCGTTCAGTGGCGCGCTGATTGCCATCGAGCCAACGCGGCAGCCGCGATACGCATAGTCGACACCGATGTCGGTGTGTCGCTCCAGAATCGTGAATGTGCGCACAACCTTGCCGACCTTCAGGACGTTTGCCGTCCAAGTGCCCTGCATTGCCGCCTGAATCAAGTCGTCGAAGCTGGAAAACGACAGCTCAACCGCGATATCGCCGGCCACGCTGTACGTGCCTCCGCGGCTCGCCTGTTGCTGGCGGAACTGGTTCATCTCGGCAGTGCTGACCTGGTTGATGCTCGGAGTCAGTCCAGCACTCACGAAGCGGATCGGTTTCCATGCCGGGGTGGCCGGGACCGCGCCCGCAACCTCTTCGATGTAGTAATACTGAACGGCCGAGCCGTTGGCTGAACTGCCCATTTAGGGATCTCCTTGGAACGAAAAAACCCGCTCAATGGGCGGGTGCGGGTATTGCTGCGGGAGCGAATCAGGCGGTCGGGAAGATCCAGGCCGTGTAATAAACGAGGATGCTCACGCCAGTCCAGACAGCCTCGGGTGTGATCTTCGAGCGCTCGGCCTTGCGGATGTGCACGCGCTGCCCCTGGTATTCGAGGCCGAGCCCGGGTGCGTAGAAGCTCAGCGCCTTGTCGGCGTCGGCGAGGATTGGCCCGGTGCCGGCGTTGTTCGGGTGGTAGATATCGATCTGCAGATAACCACTGCGTTCGACCGGGTTGACGCCGCCGAACGCAGCAGGTTCGCGACCGGTTGGCATGTCCGTGAGCCGGGCCCAGGCCTGGCCGGTTACTGGCGTGAAGGTCTTCCCTTCCCAAGCCGTTTTGGCGGCAGAGTAAAGATTGCTCGCCAGATAGGCAGCAACCAGCGCGCCGTTGATTTTGGTCTCGCTCATACGCGGTTCTTCCTGGCTTGCTCGTCAATCAGCCTCTGGAAACGGTCAACGTTGCGATGGACCATGCCCTGAGGCGCCTGCTTCGACGTCCCGTTTTCAAGGTCTACGATGTATGGGAGGTTGTTTGCCAGCATCGTCTCCTGACCCGCGCCCTTGGGAGTATTGGCAACCGCTTCCGCAATTGAGGCTGAAGCGCCATCCCTTTCAATTTGATTGGTGGCCGGCTGCCCTACTGTGGTTTGCCAGTTGCCGCGAGCGCGCCCGGTGTCGACCGGAGTGTCATTGATCACTGCATTGAACAGAGCAATGGTGGTGCCGCGAGTGATTTCGTCATGCGCCTTCGAGGTCTTGGCGGCGAATCGCTTGATGTCGTCTGCAAAACTCATCAGCGCCTCCCGTGCAGCTCATAGACCAGCGGCGTGCCGGCTGGATTGGTGGATTTGATATTAACGATCGTCCAAGTCAGGCCGTCGACAAGGATGGTGGCGGTCATCGTTGGCGGCCAGGACAGCCCTTTGGCGGCGAGCATGATCTTCTTATCACCTTGCTGAACCAGAGAGCCGGCCGCGTTGATGATGCCGGCCTCCTGCACCGTGTAGTCCAGCAGGATCACCTGGCCGGGCTGAGTGACGGGCACAATGACGGGCCCCGTGCCGGTCACTGGGTCGTAGTCATCAGGGTCTGGTTCGGGCGTATCGGAAAGCGTTGCGGCCTGGCCAAATCGCTCAATCAACCGCAAAGCAGTGGCGGCCATACGGTTGTAGAAAGCGCTCATGCTCAGGCCCTTATGGCGAACAGCCCTCGTCGGGCAAGGTAGTCGGCGAACTGGGTCGCGCTGGGGCGATCAGGTGCGGCCGGCAGAAGGTAGCCGCTGTTGCTGGCCTCTGCATACTGCACGTCGACCGCGCCCTCTACGCGCTCACGGATCACGGCTCCGGTTCGCTGTGATGGGGGGTCGATGTCGTCGGTGTGGATCTCAACCGCCAACGCCATCTGTCCGTATTCGATGCGGGCCGGAATATAGGTCGGCGAAAGGATCTCGCCGTCTACCTGAGCACCGCGGCGAGGCCAAGGCAATGCCTGGGCCGCGCTCGATTTGCTGCCCTTCCAGGTCAAAGCCATCATCTGGACAGCGGCGCGGCGCAGCAGTGCTTCCTGCTCTGGCTCGGTTGCCGGGATGGTGCGGCCGAACTTGACCGCGTACATCGCCAGGCTCTCGGCCGTCGAGAAACTTTCGGCGTCAGGCTTACCGGTGCCGTCTTCGATGATGAGCATGTGTTACTCCGTATCGGTCAGTCGCTTGGTATCTGCGGCAGCCAGGCCCACAGCTTCTTCCTTGGCAGATTTCTTTTCCTTTGATGCCTTGGTCACGACCACTTCGACGTCGATAACCTTGTAAGCATCAGCCACAGCAGGCCACTCTCCTACCAGAGTGACCTTGGTCACGCCGGACTCTGGCCGCTCGAAGTATTCGGGATTGCGATAGCGCTTATCCGGATCAAAGTCCGCGCTCTGCGCAGAGTAAGTTAGTTCCATGAAATCCTCCAAGGCAGCCCATCGCTGAGCTGCCGTGTTTGGGCAGACCGTTAGGTCAGATTGATCAGCACGCCGGCGGTAACCTTGTCGCTGGTCGCGTACTTGGTCCAGTTCGCACCAGTGCCGATGGCTGCCAGGCTTGGATTGATGCCGCCAACCGCGTCAGCCCAGCTGTAGCCGAGCAGGTCCAGGTTGAAAGTGCCCTCGGCGCGGAAGCCCATCGCCAAGTTCTCCTGGTTGTTGATCGGGTACGACCGGAACCCTGGAGCCTGGGATTCGGTGATTTTGATCGCGCCCGCCTGCAGGCCGAAGATGGTGTCGGCCGGAATGGTGTCGGACACCAGAACCGGCTTGCCCATGGTGCCTGGCTGGCCGCCGTAGATCACGACGCCTGCTTCTTCGTAGATCTTGTCGGTGATGGCCTGGTCGACCATATCGAAATAGGTCGCCGAGTCCATGGTCCACATCGCGATGCGGCCGAAGCGATCGCCGAATTTGCGCATGCCCTTAGTCAGCGCCTTCTTGCCGTCAGTGGCAAAGCTGGCAGCTGCGACCATGTTGGCGTTCGCGCCGATAGCTGCCTTCAAGGCGGCCATGGCGTACTGGATGTAGCCTTCCAGCACAGCATCGGCGTAATCCATGCCGACCAGCTCGGAAAACTCTTCCGGGGAACGAGCGCGGCGCTTGAACGCCTCTTCGGTGGTCTCGTAAGGACCGTATTTGAACGGCACCTTAACGCCGACCACTTCGCCTGCGCCGATCTTCTGGCCGACAACAGCCGCGACCGAATTCACATCACGGTGAGCGATCGCGCCGCCGAGCTTGTAGAAAGCACGCTTGCGCAGGTCGCCTTCGATCAGTTCGTTGTCCAGCACGATTGCGCCGCCGGACGAGCCGTTGAACACATCGATGACATCCTGGATGCGCTCCAGGTAGGCGGTTTGGGCAAGGTCGTTATAAACGATCATGTCCGAGTTGACGGTAGTCGCCATGTGTTACTCCGTTATTTAGGCAGTTTCAGGTATGCGTCTTGGCCGTTCTTCGTGAGGAATTCACGTTTCTGAACGGAGGACATTTCGGAGCGCTTCAATGCGGCATTACCGCCACCCCCGCCCGGGGCATTGGTCCCTGAAGCCCTTGGCCACAGATGAGGTGCGCTTTCGCGCAAGGATTCAGCCCACTCCAGAGGAGACAGTGGGGTTTTGCCGTCTTTGCCGAGGATGGCCTGGCCATCTTTGTCGACAGCGACTGCTTCACCTTCTTCATTCAGCGAAAACTGGCCTTTGGCGCGCAGGATCAGATCGTCCGTCGCCTCTGGCAGCGCGCCGGCCTTGATCGCGGCAGCGCGAATGGAGTCGCCGAGCACCTTGTCTCGGAACTTGCTGGCGAAGGCGTCGGACTTATCCGCACGGGCCTTCTCGCCAGCCAATTGTTTTTCAAAGTCGCCGCGAAGGCGCTCTGTGCGCTTGCCGAAGACCTCGTCGATCTTGCCTTCGGTCAGCAGCTTGGTTTCTTCGTCCTGCCCGGCCTTGGCCAGCAGGCTCTTCACCGCATCGATGTTCAGGCCTTCGAACTGGCTTTCGAACTGAGTAATGCGGCCGGTGGCATCCTTCAGTTTTCCCAGCAGTTCCTTGTTTTTGTTGCTCAGCCCGGCAACGGATGCTTCGGCGGCAGTCGCGATAGCGGCCTTGATTGCCGGGTTTTCTAGGTCGATTTCGTTTTCATCTGCCACTTGGTGCACCCCTTGGGTTTGGTCGGCCCGCTTTGCAGGCGTAAAAAAACCGCCCGTAGGCGGCGGTATGAATAGTTTTGGTCAAATCCCGGCACGCTCGAACGCCAGCGGCTCGATAGCCTTCAGCTGCTCCAGGGTCAGAGGCTTGAATCGACGGTCGAGTTGCAGCGCCGAAAAGCGCTCAGTGGAAAGTCCACCATCACGGAACAACTTGCCCCGCGCCTTGCCGATAGCCTGGTCCTGAAACGATGCAGGCTGTTTGGCGAGCCAGTCGTAGTACGTGATGCCGGCATCGACATAACCGTCCTTGCTGGACCGCGTCGCGCCCTCCTTGAGGAAGTCGAAGCGGCTATCCAGTTCGGCGACTGTCGTTGACCGGCAGCGAATGTGCGCCGGCGGCATCGGGCCGTTACCCATGCTGAACACCCGACCATCAAGCGACCGACAAGCCTGAGTCGTACGGCTGTCGAGGGTCGCAACCCAGCGGTAACCGGTGACAACATCACGGTTTGCGTTCCAGGTCTCGAAGCGCGCCACGTTCGATACGTGCTGAACAGCGGTTCGAACGATGGCGTCGGCGTTTCTGGAGTTGATCGCCAGAATGCCGTCGCTGTAGTTCGCCGCTTTCGTTCCGCGAATCGATTGGATGATCTGGAAGTTGGTCAGGCCCTGGCTAAACCCGAGGCGGATTGCGTTGACAACCCGACTGCGCTCAGTGTTGGTCCAATCCTCAAGGAATGGCTCAAGAAGCTTACCGCCACCCGCGCCCTGCACTTGCAGTGGCCTGGCCTTGATCGCAGCCCTTAGCGCTGGCAGCGTCGGAGTAACAGCAGAGTAATTCACCAGCACCTGATCCAGGCTGCGCGTCTCAAATGCTGCCTCGTACTCAGCAATGTCCACCAAGTCTGTGTTGAGCTGCCGCGAATACCGCGAGTAGATAGCAAGGATCTGTCCATCGACCTCTGCCAGCATCTGCTCCAGCCGATCCCGCCCCCAGCCCGTCAAGTCATCGCGACTCAACCGGTCGCGCACCACCTTGTCGATTTCGCGCAGGTACTTCGCGATTTTCTCGACTTCGCCCGACTTCAATTGCTCGAGCAAGACTTGGTGGCGAATCGTCGCTTCAATCAGTACCGGTGCCGTTGCCATTGTTGTCCGCCTTGTCGAGATTCAAGCCCGCGCCATCGCCGTCGATCTCTTCATCAATCTGCAGGTCAGTCCGCTCAGGAGCTATCAGCCCAAGCTTGCGCAAGTACATGCGCAGATCGGCTTTCGCAAAACCACCGTTCTGCCAGAGACCAACCAGTGCCGTGATCATCTGCGGATCAGCCGTCAGCTCAACGAACTCTTGGTTAATCTGATAGGCCACCTTGTCAGTGATGCCCATGTATTGGCCGCACCACATGATCGCCCGGGAATAGGCCTCGCTCACATTCGCCACACATCCGGCCAGCACCGAAGTCGATGCCGACTGGTCGCCGCGTGACTCGGTCGCCGTTTTGGCCGCCAGTGAGGCGACAACCATTCGGGCGCCCAACTCGATCATCATCTGGTTCTTGTCGGCCATTGCCTCTTTGACCAGGGTGTTCGGCAGTGGCTGCGCGTAACCGAACGCGCCGCCAACAGGAAGCAGCATTGGCGCCCGAGAACCGACGTAAACGCCCTTCTCCTCCAGCAGCTTTACCCATTGCTCGGTCAACCCAGAAATCCACGGCTGCGCCTGGCCGCACCAGAAGACGCTGTCTTCGTAGTCAGCGCTGTTGCGGTAATGCCCCAGATTGATCATGGCGATGTCGTACAGCGGCGATTCGTCGATAGATGGATCGTTGTTCTGTGCGCCGACGAAGGTGAACGGGATTTCCTTGAGACGCCCGGTAATGCCCTCCGGAGTGAATGTGTCTGTGACCTCGAGCGGCCCTCCACCTTGTGGACCGGACCGGCGCCAAACCCTACAAACGAAACCATCCGGCTTAAGTGCAAGCTCTCGAAACTGCTCGACCACCTTGAAGCCGAAGCCGTCCTCAACCTCCGGCATCTCACGCAGCACGACCAACGTCAGCACGTTGTGGCCGTTCACCATGCCGGTGCGCCAGTTGATGATGTCCTCGGCGCAGTACGACAGGATCACCGAGTGACCACCAGCACCGTCATCTTGGTGGTAATCGACGTACAGACCATGACGCCCAGCCTCAAGCACCTTCTCAAGCGTGCCTTGCGAGTGCTGGTAGATGCTCACCCCGGATCCGTTGGCGTTGTCCTGCAGGTACTCCAGCTTCTTCGGCACGCTGAGCGTCGGGTCTTTGTGAAAGGCCAGGCCCAACAAACCATTTCGCGTGTGCCCGGTGGCGTTTTTGAACACCGCCCGCTCGCGATAGGCCTTGTTGCGGTCAGTGTTCTCCGGCGACTTGTCGTGTGCGTTGATGTACGGCAGCCGAGGCACCACCCGGTGCTGGCCGGCACAGACGTCGCGCACAGTAGCCCATCGGTCCAAAACTTCCGTGTAATCCGCCCGTTTGAAGGAGACGTCGTTGCTCATCGGGCGTATCCCATTTTGATAGAGGTGGCCGGCTTCCTGGCGCTCTTCGCTACAGCGAAGTACCGAAATCCGTCGGAGCCGTGAGAGGTCCAGTCATGAAGCGGCCTGTCTTTCCAGCAGCCGCGCTTGTCGTCCCACTCTTTGCGGTAGTTCTCGATGCAGTTGATGCCTTGCTCGCACTTCGACTCATCGAACACACAGAGCGGAAGGATCTCCCGCACAGCCTCGATGCCGTCGTTGATGCCGATCTTCGGGACTACCTGGAACGTCATGCAGTATTTCTGCCCGTCGATCTCATAACCCTCTTGGGCCAATTCGCGACGGGTCTTGGCATCGCTGCCGAACTCACGGTTGTCGATGTCATGCGGCCCCCAGTGCTCGGAATAGGTGTAACCCTTGTCCTTGAGCACCTTCATGTAATGCCGCAGACCTTCGCCCGAGTTCTCGTAGTAATCGATGACGTGGTACTCGGTTCCGATCTGACGCACGAACCAGATGGCTGTGGAGTCGCCGACACCAATGTCCCAGAACGTCATCACCGGTTGGTGGTGGTTGTTCGGGATCACACCAATGCGCCGTTGCGCATACAGCTTGGTGAGCTGCTGGGCGTAGTAGGCGCCCTCTACCGACTGCTGGAAGGCTTCGACGGGAATCGACGGATATTCCCGCTTCATGTCGTCGCCGAGCGTCTTCTCCTTGGCTGCGTACCAAGCTCGCTGTCCGTCGTTCGTGACGATCCCGTGCTTAGCTTGCAACTCGTTGAAGTAATCGGTCAGGCGCTGCGAGATGACCACGTCGGTGGGGTCAAGCCAGTAGGCTTTGTTCTTCCACCAAGAGAAGAAGAAAAACTTCCAGTCCAGCAGGCCCAATGGTGTGCCAGACAATTGCTGTTTCTCAGCGCTCTGCGAGTAGTCGAAGAAGTAGCCGGCCCTGCCCTCCGCCGTCGATTCGATCGTGACGAAACAGTCGGTGGCCACAGCCTCGAAGGCGCCGGTGACGATCTCTCTGGCCTTATGGGGAAACTTGGCGCAGATCTTCCCGAACTCGGATACGTGCAGATACCGTAGAGTCCCGCCCCGGAAGGATGTGGACACGTAGAGCGATCCGCCCTTGCTGAACACAAGCTCACCAGCAGCATCGTTTGAAGCAGGATTGGCAGCGCGTATCTCAGCAGGCAGGTTGTCGTACGCATACTTCACTTTCTCGCGGAACAGGCGCTTGGCGTCGTTCAGGGTATGAGCGATCAGGGCGCACTTGGCTGACTCGAACAGCGCCGCGTCCAACTGGATGATGCAGCACTCAGTGGTGAAACCGAGCTGCCGAGCCTTCAGGATGATGTTTCGGGTATGCATCCCATCGAAGTACTCGATCTGCTCGTCCGTCATCCGGAAGCGGACTTTCTTGCCCTGCTTGTCCGTGATGAAGTAGAGATTGTTCAGGCGCCATCGCTTGTCCCGGAGCAGCTTCATGTGCTCGGGCTTCATGTCAGGCTTCCTTCGATAGATCGTCCATCAGTTTCGATAGCTCATCGGCATCGTTGCCGCCAGATTTGGTGTCGAGGTCGTAGGCTTGACGCTCCAGGGAGATCAGGGTCTTCAGCGTCTCGGCCATTTCCTTCATCGTCTTGGAGCGGCCCGGCAAGTCGATGATCTTCTGGTACAGGTCGTTTCGCTTGTCCTGCCCGTTGTCGTCTTCGGAGCGCAGCAGCTCGCCCAGCTCTTCGAACAGGTGGCGGTTGTCGGTCAGTCCTTCCAACTCATCCAGCAGCTTGTTCGTGAGGCGCCGGCCGCGTGAGATATCGCCGCGGTGAGCCATGCGGATGTTCGCAATGACCTCGGCGTTGACCTCGATGATCTCTCTTTCGGTATCCGCCTGTTTGGTGGATACCGAAGTGGATACCGTTCGTTTGGATACCAGTTCATCTGCCTTGGCCTGGATCTTTGCTTTGAGGTTTCGCTCCCAGCCATCCCGCTTGGCGCGCTTGTTGATGGCGCCGTGGGTAATGCCTTGGGTTGATGCGATCTCGCGGATGGAAAGCAATCCTGCCCTGTAGGCTCGTTCGATCGCCTCCCAGTCGGGTTGCTTGGTTGTCATTGAAATTCTCTGGTGCTTGAAATGGTGGCTGGATGCCGGTATTTGTGGGAATTACTTAGAGAAGGAGTATCGGTATGGACGGGCGCTTCAAGTTGATGGAGTTTATAAACGCCACGGCAGGAAATACTACCTATCGCGTTATTGACCTTCGCGATGCAGGGAGGCCTACAAACATGCAAGTTTACGGTGAAAAGTCAGTCGCTGAAGCGGCTCTAGCGCTAGCAACCAAGAACCAGCTAAACCTTGGTGAAGGCTGGAATCGCTCTCTCCTCAGACTCAATGGAGCGCTATCGACGGATCTGGAAGGCAAAGAAATCTTTGTAGGCCTTAGTCGCCAAGAGTCCGAAAGATATGCCGAGCTTCAACTCGAAAACGAGCCATCTGACGAGCTCATCGACTTGGACCATAAACACCGAGAGGCTCGCACCGGCTATCGAGTTGATCCGATCTAAACGCTGATCGGACTATGCCGCACTCACCTGCGGCACACCTACCCTTCAGCATCTTCCAAGATGATTTCAATCAGCTTCTGCTCACCCAGGCGGAACAGGGCAAGCGACTGCATGTCGTCGGCCATCGGGCCAAACCCAAACACATCGATGCGACCGCTCTCAGTGCGCATGCCGATCACACCGACCGAGCAGGCTTCCCGCTCACCCGATTCCAGGTCATCGGCGATCTTGCGTAGCGAGCGGACAGTGTCACGCCATCCCTCACGTTTGAACTCCAGCACCTTGGCGGTCATCCGACACTCCTAAACCGCATGATTGAGTAGTAGTCACATTGGTGAATCTGAATGGTGGCAGCGAGCTGCTCATCGGATTCCCGAGGTGCTCACTTGATACAGTGGCAAGTAGCCGCTATTCCTTAAGTTCACTGACACATGGGCACTACAGGGAAAGGCCATGATTCCAAGATTCGTTGTTGTCCCCGCAGTACCAAAGGAAACCGGATCAACGCACAGCGGGTCACGCTTCTACTGCACGACCGCCGCTATCGGCTTCAACCTCTATGACAATCAAGATAAGTGCAGACTGCAAGCCTGCTATCCAACCCAATTAGAGGCTGCTGCAGAATGTGAACGGCTCAATGCTGTAGACCTTCAAAGCGTGCGTGCTGAACATTCTGTGTCAGCTAACCATGATCTGCGTCTGCAACTGGGCGTGCCCGTGCAAGAGTGATACGACCAAGCCCTGAGGAAGGCCGGCTGCCTTGGCAGCGTCAATCGCTTTGGCGATGGTGCTATCAAGCTCAGTAATAGCCAAGTTAATGGCGGGGCTCATCGGCAATGCGTGGTGCAGGCGGGTGATGTTGGTCATGCTCACTCCAATGTCGCGACACAATTTGCTGATTCGCGAAACGTGTCGCGGACTACTTGATGTTCTGTGCGGCCAAGTAAGCCGCCTCACACGCAAAGCCTGCTATTCGGCTTCGATCAAGCGCTGCTGCCAGGCTTCCCGCTCTTTCGTCAGCGCTTCTACGCAGGTCGGCAAGCAGAACGGTAAGGTCGGCTCTTGCCTTGCTTCCGCTGGCAACCTCGGCAGTACAGGACTTTCGGGCGGCAATGAGGTCGGTGATTTGCTGCTGCAAGCTGCGAGCGCGGCCATCAGCAATAACAACGGCAGCCGTAACGTGTTCAGCTTTGGCTTTCGCATCGTCGGAGACTCGGTTGATGTCATCAGTGATTTGTCGTTGCAGGCGCAGCGTGTTGCCGAGGGAAGTCACCCTGGCATTGGCCGTGTCCCGCTCAGTCGTTACGAGCTCGCGATCAGTCTTCACGCTATCGAGCCGCCACGAGAGGTAGCCGATGGATGCCAGCGCAGCCAGGACAACCCACAACCAGATCGGGACCATGCGAAAAAGAGTCATGGGGTCTTTCTCTCTACTGCCTTGCCGACCTTGTCGCAGGTCATGCAGTGCTCACAGTTCAGCGTTCGGCAGAGCCATGCCTTCACCGGCTGCCAGTACGTGACCATGAAGAGGTGGCGGGCGCCAGCCAGTGCCAGAGACACATGCAGCGTCAACCCGGCGCTGGTCGGCCCGAAGAACAGAGTTTGGTTGCGAGCCATGACGACAAACCCGCTGATGGCGATCGCCGAGTAGATGAGCTTGCCGAGAATGCCGTCCCTCACCTTCCCGCTCAGCACACACCAGGTGGCCCACAAGGCAATCAGGCCGCAGGCGATGGAGTTGATCAGTTCGTAATTCATGGTGGATTACCTCCGCCGAACCGCTGGCGGATAAGCGCCCAGAGGTCAGCGGCTTTGATAGCGCGATTGACCGCCGCAAGAAGGGATCCGCCGAACGTGCCCAGCAAGAAACCGATGCCAGCCACGATCTTGGGCTCGGTGACATTCAGGTAGGTGCTCACCATGCTCGTCAGGTACAACGAGCATGCGACACCGGTAACCAAGAACACCATCCAGGCACGCCAGTCCGACAGATCGTCCTTGTGCCACCAACTGGCAACGACGGCGCCGACCAATCCCGCGATCAGCAATTCAAACCTGTCGATCTTGTCGAGCAGGCGCTGTAAATACTCCATGCGCTCGACTCCGTGGGTGCATGACTTGATTTGAATCAGCTCCAGCAGCACTCCCAGCTCGGAGCAATGGGTGTCGTGGAGCCGAAAACGAAAAAGCCCCGCACATTGGCGAGGCCCTGATTTGGGGCAACAAAAAACCCGCACTTGGCGGGCTTAAAAGAAACCCCGCACTTGGCGGGGCCCTGCAGATTACGGATATCAGTAGATCGTGACTTCGCTGAGTTTCATCGTGCTGAATGGCTGGGTCGCTGCGGCGGAGAACTTCCAGTTCTCACCGGGGCCAATGTCCTGCCCGTTAGCGACAGTGTTGCCAACCACATTTCCAGCCGAATCATAAAGTTTGAACTTAACGAACACGCTTCTCAGCGTTTCGTTCGAGTTGTTGTGCGCGATACCAAAAACTGCCGGGTATCCCAAGTCGTGCATGCCAGCCTGAAGACCCGAGACGGTCACCCGATCGTCAGCAATCGCGGTAGTCGAAAGAATCAGCGCTGTTAAAGCAATAATTTTACGCATCAGAGAGGCTCTGTGTTGGGCAGGGTCTCACTTTTGTCGATAACGTGCACGATGTCAATATAATGGCTACAGCAGATTGACACCCATTCAGCTGCCCACAAAAAACCCGGCTCACTGGCCGGGTTTTCTTTGTATCGGTAGTGCAAGTTGCCGAAGGCAAAATGCTAACTATGGCGAAATGATGCCTCCAGCCGTGCGGGAAGTCAAGCGGCCTCTTTCATCTTGTAAATCACCCCGCCGATCGGACTGAGCGCCTTCGCGTCGATGTCGTAACAAGCGTCAAAACAGAGCTGAACAAACGGCTCCCAATCACGCCCCCAGGCAGCGGATGGAAGCTTGATTCCGTACTCGGAATTCATCCACGCCCTGAACACTTCAGGCTTGCTCAGTGGGTCGTCATTGGCCGACTGCCCGCCTTGGTGCATGTAGCGATAGCGACGGAACACGCCCTTGGCCACGTACTCGGCCCGCTCCCTCTTGTCAGCAGTCATGCGCGCTGATCGCGAGCAAGCCAGGTTGAACACTGCCTCTTCAGCCTCCTCCCGATCATCATCAGTTGGTTCGGCCGCATACATGGCATTGCCGAAAGCCCGCAGCTGAGAGTGAAGGCGCACTATTGCCGATTGGATCTGCCCTGCCAGTGCACCATGAACTGCGTGATTGGCAGTCGGACCACGCTCGGTGTTTTGCACCACTACCCCTAGTTCGGCGGCGTCCGAGGTCTGGCCCGGGGCAGGGTTGTAGTTGCAGTCATGCCAAGCCTGGCGCGCGGAATTGATCTTCATGCTGCTCTCCCCTTCAGCTCTCTTGTTTTTGCCCGGTAGTCGGCGGTCATCGCCTTGAGCTCTTCTACGGTGTACTTCTTCGGCTCATGCGGACCTTCCAGCCAGTCGACTGCCTCGGCGCCGATCCGCTTCACCAGTGCGATGCGGTAATTCACGATGTTCCCGGACAGCTGGGTGTTGCACGGCGAGCACTGGCGGTGGCAGTTCAGCGGCTCGAAGCGAAGCGCAGGGTTACTGCCAACAGTGCGGTAATGCCCCGCGTCGTACTTGCCCTGGTGGTGCCGGCCGCAACTGATGCAAGGCAGTTCGGCATCCCGCTCACGCACCCAAGCGTTGAAAGCGATCTGCGTATCCTTGAGGTGGTCGGCCCGACTCTTCAGCTTCTCCTTGCGGACCTTGATCTCTTTGCGCTCGATCTGGGCCAACGACTTACGCGCCTTCTCCTGATTCACGTCCTTGATGGCCAGTCCGCACTTGGGGCTGCACACGGCCTGACCCAGGCGCTGCGGAGGGAAGCTGACGCCACACACCGGGTTCTTGCAGGTTTTCGGCTTGGGCTGTTTGGCAATCATGCAGCCACCCCCATCAGATGCTCAGCCAACAGAACCCATGCCACAGGCGGCAACACGGCGCATACGGCAGTCATCCAAAAACCCTTGGCGAGTGCGATACCGCAAACCCAAGCGGTACCACCGGCGAGAAATACAATTGCGTCCCCAGTCTTCATGCGGCTTCCTTGCTCAGCAGATCGGTGAAGACCACGCCTTGGCCGGTGAAGAACGTGGCGATGCGGTCGGTGTAGGCCACGCCTTGAGCGCGATTGAACAGGCTGGTCACCGGGAAGCCATCAGGGCCGAACAGCTTGCATTCACCCATCATGGCCAGCTTCTCCTCGTAGGGCAGATGGCGCATGACCCGGTACCACGCTGCCTGGAACCCTGAGTCCTCGTTCAGCAGGATCTGCACGCCGAAGTGCAGCTTGCAGTAGCGCCGAGCATCGGCCGCGTCGCCGATCTGGGTCATCTCGGCGATTCGCTTGTACATCCCAAACCACAGGGAGTTCTGGTCAAGCGTGCGGTCCTTGCCCGGGCGCAGGGAGACCACGACGAACTTCTTGTCCTTGTACATGGCGGTCAGGCTGGTGATGGCTTCGGTGAGCTTGGCCTGGCAGTTGACGCTGATCTTGTCGGTCATGGCTCCTCCCGATCGATCATGGTCGCAGGTTTCGATCAAGGTCATGCACCGTCGCCCAGTCGTGACCAATGTTCATTTGCACGACCACCAAGTCGTTGCTCGGTTGATCGCACTTCTTACGCAGCCAGGTGTAGAGGACATGCGTTTCGGCCATGGCCGCCTTGTCAGCGTCCAGGCGATCGCAACGAAGGCGCAGCGCCTCATTCTCACCACGAAGACGGTCTACCTCATGGGCCAGCCTGATCTTGTCGGCGCGGTACCCATCTCTGGCTTCCTCGGCGAGAGCTGTCAAGCCTTTGAGTTTTTCGCTCTCAGCCAGAAGCTCCTGGGCGCGACCATGGAACTGGCGCCGGGACATCTCGCTCACCATCGCCATCTCGTAGGGCATGCCGATCACGCCTCTTGTGATTTCGCTCATACCGTCACTGCCATTGTGATCAGGACGCAGAACACGCCGATGGCGAAACCGGCAAAGGTGCAGGCCAGTGTGTTTGCGGATTTAGGGATCATTGCGCGACCCTCTTCTGTTCCATTTCTTCGGCCTGCTTGATCAGCATCGCTCGGCGATCCGCCAATTCGTTTGCAGCATCGATACGCATCTCGTCCTTCCTTGCGGCAGAGGCGGCTCGCATTTCCATCATCGAATCCTTCACGCCCTTGAGCTTTTCACGCACCGCGGGTGTCGGTCGGGTCACCTCACCGGTGATCAGTCCCGCCAGGGCGCGGCCATCTTCGGTGACTGGAACCACCCGCAGATCAGCCAAGTACTTCTGCCCCCTCTCCTGGGGGATGCGCTGCATCTGCACGGCCTTGGTGACGGCCTCAATGCGACGGTTTGCGTCGAACCCCACGGACACATGCCAGTTCACCGGCTTCACATCCTCCCGGGCCTGAGCAACCAGTCGCTCGTAAGCGCTGATGAACGCCATCCGGGCACCGACCTTGTCGCCGGCATCGAGGACCGGCTTTGCCGCGCCCAGGGCGATCTGGATCTCATCGGTCAACACCACGGTTTCGAACTCGTCATTCGTGGTCATGGCGATGGCCCATGCCTCGTCCTTGCCCGGGCGACCGTCTTCAGCCTGGATGCGTTGCAGTACGGCAGCCAAGGTCAATTTGCCGGCCAGCTCGCGACGGCACGCCTGAAGCGCTTTGCGGATGTCGGTCGGGGCGAACACGGCCAAGTCCTCAGCCATCAACTCGGCAGCCGTGGCGCTGATGGTCTGGCCGAGGGTTTCGGCGGTGGCGCAGACTGCACCGGCCAGTTGTGCACGATCTTCAGAGGAAAGCATTGCGTGTCCCTCCCTCTCGGATATTCCGAGCGGCTTCCTGCGCGGCGTTGATGTTGGCTTGGGTGTCTTCCTGCTGCCGGGCGGTACGGCCGTTGATCTGGGTCTGAGTCACCCATTGGGTGTGGTAACTCTCGGCGTTGGCCAGTAGTTCGCTGAAGCTGTGGCACTTGCGGATCAGCTGGGCATCGTTGATCCCGAGGTAGTACGCGGCGACGCTATGAGCGACGTCGATGCCGAGGCGGCCGATCAGCAAGCCAACCTGCCCTCCCACCTTGGCGTTCCAGACCGGCCAAGCCTTGTACCGCTTGCGGTAGGACATGGCGTAGTTCGCCCAAGTCTTGAACGTCTTGCAGGATTGGTCTTTGGGGCCAGGCATGTCAGCGGGAATCTCAACCCGTGGCGCTTCAGTGCGATCAACGACCAACACCAATCCGCCGGACCGGTTCGGCTTGCCCGAGCCGTCCTGCAAATCCTGATTACTGGTTACCTGATTGGTACCCTGATTATTGGTATCCTGATTTGTCGGAGATTTTTCCGACCCTGCATCGGATTTTTTTCCGACCTTGCTCGGAGATTTATCCGAGGTAGATCGGATTTTTTTCCGACCTTGAGTTGTTGCTGAGGTCGGATATTTTTCCGACCCGTCCAGTTTACGATTCCACTCTTTCGCCTTCTCGGTGAGGCGAATCAAGGTGATGCTGGAAGTGCTTGAAAGCTCGATCAGTCCAGCCTCAGCCAGGGCTTTCAGCAGGCGGTAAGCGGTGTCCGGCTTATCAGTGAGCAGTGGAAGCTCTTCAACGATCTTGCTCTTGCTCAGCGCGAAGTAGATCCCGGTGTCCGTCTTGATTGGATTGGCCCAGCTCGGGCTCTCGTAGACGAAGGCGAACAGCAGGGCCTGCTGAGAGTTCAGCCCCCACTCCAGCGCCTTCACCTGATTGATCGTGACGGTGTATTGCATGTCAGGCCTTCCCGACCAGTGCGGCCAGTTCGAGGAAACGATCGACGTACCAGTGAGGCTGCGTCTCGCGGGGGGATTGCGGGCTGGTGAGGTTCTTGCCGAACTTCAGGCCCTTATCAGTGACAGACCAGAAGCCGACGTATTCCTGCTTGGAGTTGCGGCGCTGCATCTCCTTGAGGAACCCGTGAGCCTCCAGCAGTTTGTTGAAGGCCGGCGCCGACGTGCGCAGGTCGAAGTCTTTGATCAGCGCGGTTACGGCCTTGGTCGGCATTGAACTGCCGCCCGTTGCGTCTGGCGCAGCGTCGATGGCGTAGCCTGGGAGGAACTTGGCGTCGAGGCCGTTGTTTGCGGCGATCTTGGCCAGCATCAGCATCTGACTGGACGGCGCCGGCTTCAGGAGGCGAGTAAAACACTCGAGGATCGCGAGTTCGCCTACCACCTTGTTGCTGCTGGCGATCACAACTTGAGGTTCGGGTTTGCGGTTTTCCAATTCTTGCCAACGATCGACGACCCTCGCGGTGAACTCCGGGGAGAGCTGGGCCACGACGACGTAGCTATCACGCTCGCACACTTTATAAATGCGGGTTGCCCGTGGTCGATCCAATTTATCGCGGGACCATTCATCCTCAGATTGAGGATGGACATGACCCGATTTCGCGAGATCTTCAATTAGGCGCTTCACGTTGTCGTGGCGCTTCCCAGTGAGTTTTGCGATCTCGCTGGAAGACATCGTGGTACGCGACACGTTTTCGGAATGAACAAAACGTGTCGCGACATGGTTCGGGGTATTGCTTGTGTTGGGTTGGCTCTGCATAATCGGCCTCACAAAGTGTTATCGAATCAGCCGACCTCGACCGTCGGCTTTTTTGTGTCTGAAATTCAGGCAGCCTTCAGCGATTCGCGCAGAACCTGCAGCGCGTCGATGGCTTCCTGGATGGCTTTGTCGCCTTGGGCTTTTTCGTGCTGGCTGATGTGGTTGTCAGCGGTGGCGTCGAAGATCAGCCGGCCCACGTCACCGCACTCAGCGGTCAGGTGGCACAGCGCGGTCATGAGCGGCTTCGCTGCAGGGCGTTCGCGTGACACCAAATCAAATCCGAAGCGGTCCGCCCAGGCAGCCAGCGGCCGGAAGTCCCGAGTGAACGCCATGATCCGATCGAGCTCAGCAACGTTCATGTTGTGGCTGTCGTAGTCAGGGTTGGCTTTCTGGGCCAGAAGAGTGCGCGACGTGAAGCTGGCACCTTCCGCGATCTTCTTGGTGCCGTGCTCGTCTACTACGTCGTAGATGGCTCTCATCAGTGATTGCATGTAACACCTCGAAAATCGTTACGTGGCTTCGAGCCACTACTTTGGAGAAACTCTGTTCATCAACTGATCAGGGACGAATCTATGACCTTCTGTTCTTCGTGGCCCCTTATTAGGTGCCAGCCCCGCTTGGCCCAGTCGCTGCTGCACCGGCCCCTAATAAGGGGCCAGACCGTTACCTCACGGGGAAAATTGAAACCACGTTTCCTGTCTGTGCTTCTTGTGCGCAGTGATCAGCAAGGCGTCTTCGCAAGGTTGTTTTATCCGTTGCGAGGCGAGCAGCGCTGCGCCGCTCGACCGCGCGTTCCGTCATCTGCAAAATCCGGTCAGCGAGCTGATCCATGCCGATACCAACCTCATCTGCCCAGCGCTCAAGCTCGTCCTTCTCGTCCTGCGAGTACTGCCCTGCTTCGGGTATTGCAGACATTGGTGCCTCCTCCATGGCCTACTCAGGCGCTAAGTTTCTTGTTGTTAACCTGGGAAATCGTGTCCTGCTCTCGCCTAGTTTTCAGAGCCGCACGTATGAGGTCGCGAACTAGCGCACCAGGCTGAATTTTCAGCTCGCGGGCCAGTTCGCCCAGCGCTGGAAAGCCGTCCAGCTCGTCCGACTCGCCGTCATCGACCAACGGGAAGTACCCGTAATCCTCCTTGAACCGCAGAGCCGCCAACGTGAGGTCGCGAACCAAGGCGCCCGGCTGAATCTCACGCGCTAACGCTTCCACCTGGAGAGCCGCGTAAGCGGCGTCATTGAGGCGCGACTTCAGCTGGTGGGTATTGCGATGCGTCTTGTTTTTGTAGGCCATTGGTTCACTTCCGCTTTCGAGGGGTGACGGGAGTTGGGTTAGGCGGCTGATTTTTTGGCTTGCGATGGGAATGGACGCAGCTCTTCGGCGCTGAACGATCCATCGCAGTGCGTGGTGACATAAACGTCACGACCAACCCGAAGAGCCTTATTCAAAGAGCCCTGAGTGAGACCAAGCAAAGTTGCTGCCTTGGTCTGCCCGTGCTCTCGAGCAAATTCTTGAAGAGGTATGCGGCTCATTTCGCCGATCTCCTTGGTGGATATAGCATAAGTATCGCCGCCGGAGATTATTTAATCAACCCCGGCGGCGTTTGATTAAATATCGCCGCAAGGAATAATCAGGGGATGAAAAAACGCGAATTGGAAGACTGGGAAAAAGCAGAGTGTTTAGCTCTGAAAGGAGCTGTTGATGCTTACAATTTGGGCAAGTCGCGCAAGGAAGCCCTTACTCAGGGGAAAATTGCAGATGCGCTCGGCATTAATCAGGGCTCGGTCAGTTCTTACCTCAACGGCTACAACGCTCTCAATATGAAAGTTGCCAGCGTCATCGCGGGCTTGATTTCCAAGCCTGTCGATTCGTTTAGCCCTCGCTTGGCCAAAGAGATCGCCGAGATGGCGATGCTTGGCCTCGAATCAAACGTCGAGCAAGGCCCTCCTATCACCAGCTTTACTCGAAGGATCGAAATCGTGGGAACCGCTCAGCTTGGGCCTGATGGTTATTGGAGCGGCTTAGACGGTAAAGACGGCTGGGTGGAGACATACTCCCGTGACGAAGATGCTTACGCGCTCCGACTCAAGGGTGACTCGATGTCTCCTGCAATTCGCAATGGGTGGATTGCTGTTTGTGAGCCGAACCACCGCCTGGTGCCCGGGGAATACGTCATGGTGACGATGACAGATGGCCAGAGCATGGTTAAGGAGCTGCTGTTCCAGAATGACGAAGAGGTCAGTCTGATGTCGGTCAATGCCGCCTATGGCGAGCGCCGCACGATAGATCGCAGCGACATCGAGAAGATCCACTATGTCGGTAACATCCTGGCGCCGAGCAAGGTGCTGAGCCGGTACTGAGCATCCCGCGCCGAGTCATCTGGCGCGGCGGCGACCTCTAGGATTTGTCTTGGCCTGGAATGCTCAGAAGCTATGGTCGCCCGCCCAAATCAATCCAGCACTATAAAACACAACAGATCCAAATGATAAGGAAGCCAAATGGCTCACGAAGTTAGCATCAACCTTCACCAGAAAATCGTGCTGAGCAAGGATGTCGAAGTCGAGGTCAGGGCGGATGACTCAAAGCTAGGAACCATTTTAATAAGCAAGGGCAATATTGAGTGGGTTCCTGCCGGTCATAGTGTCAACAAGCACCGGCTTAGCTGGAAGCAGTTCGCCAAACTGATGGAAGGCGAAGGCAAGCCGAAGAAAATGAAGCAGACCAGTAAAACGAGCCCCTGCTAGCCCGAGCCATCTGCAACCCTTCGCAGGAGCCCTCCCCCATGCCCCTAACCAAGCCCAATCAGCAGCTGCGCCGCGAACTCAAGGATCTAGGGCTTGACCTTGAGCAAGCCGCAGACGAAGTGCTCCGAATCACCAAGGACTGCCGTGATGTCGAGGTGGCGGCCGTCCTGAAGCTGATTGCGAAGCTGTATGAGGATGCCGATCGGCTGGCGGCGCTGGCGGACGAGGTGAAGGTTGGGCAAATAACGCGAGCCAAGCCTGAATAGACGCGGCATAGATTTTGTAAAAACGGAGCGCCATTGACTCCAGGGATAGGCATGACAAATACGATGGTTTTTTTTGCGCTGACCTTGCTTGCTGGCTGCAGCACGTACAAGCCGGAAACCCCGCTACTCCCGCAGGGCAACATGCCGATGACGGAGCAGGAGTATCGGGAGGCTGAACTGTTGCTACTCAAGAGGTAGAAACTACCGCCTGAGGCGGTGCAATGAGATTCTGGAGAGCTAGATCATGGCGCAGGGATTTGTAGGGGGGATCGTGGGACTCAATAAGCCAGAGCAAGACTTGAAGCGCGACCTCCAGGGTGTCGCCTCCGATCTGAAGTGGTCAGCGGTGGAGCTGTTGCGAGTCGCCGAGCGACTGAGCCAGGCTGGCAACGAGGCGGACGCACAGGCCTTGCTGAGGATGTGCGCCGTGTTCCATGCCGATGAGGATCGGCTGACTGCTTACGCTGATGAGGTGAAGGCTGGGAAGATTTTGCGGGGGAAGTCTGAGTAGATGGGGCGACCCACTCGAAATTAACATTCAAATTCAAAGGGATTTACATGAGCGTTTCAACGGAAAGTCAGCAGCTACACGACACACTCATATCAGCGGCATTCCTCCTCAGGTGGTCCAGCGCCGATATTCTCAGCAAGGCACATGGGCAGTCTGAAGCAGGAAAGCAGGCCGAAGCAGACGCCCTGCTGAAGATCGTCGGCAACTACCAAGAGTCTGAGTCGCACCTTTTGGGATTTGCTAACGAGGTTAAGGCGGGAAGGATTGTGCGAGGCAAGGCTGAATAGGTGCGGTGGCGGGGGTTTGTAGGTCGGATTTTAATCATCAGGGAAAGAGATCATGCAGTCGGATGCGTTCATAGACGAGTCGAGCGACATCGCCTTCGAAATACGGTACGAAGGAGGCGATGCTGTCAGTCACATGATAGAGATGTCGGCACTATCCGAGTCTCTGGATGGCTTCAGCAGGATCTATTCAGTGATTTCCCACTTTGTGGCGACCGGGCAATACGCCCGTCAGATACAGGCACTCAGCACCAAAACTTATGCCGTCGAGCCTCAGGCAAAGTGCTTTAATGTTCCTGGCTGGATCAGCATGGCAGCCAGCACCGGCCTGTTCCAGGGCTTTGCGGGAATAGCCCTAACACTAATCGTCAGCCATGTTTTCAAGCGCAACAGCAGCGACAAGGAAGAAATGAAGCACCTGAGAGAGCTTTTCGAGAAGCAGCTTGGATTCGGTAACGGCGTTACTGAAAAGATGCTTGCGACTATCGAAAGGCTTGCGGATGCCCTTCAGCCTGCCGTTAAAAAGTCAGTTGCGCCAGTGGGTAAAACCTGTACGCGTATCGACTTATACGCAGAGGGTACGATCCATCAGACAATCGATGCTCAGTTGAAGCACATGATCCTGATGGACTCTGAGGCCGATCTTTCTTCCGAGTCAGAGTACCTGGTAAGAATTAGCGAAATGGACAAGATCAAGAAAACCTGCAAAGTGCACTTCATTGATGGCGTGTCCGACGATGTGACTGACGAAGATGGATCTTTAGAAAGGATCATTGCCGATATCACTGACCCTGCAATCATGCTCGCACAAAACGCGTATATAAAATCATTCGCCAGTGGTTCCGCTGTAAAAATCAAGGCCAAGGCCCTAATGAAAGACGGCCTGATAACACGCCTCTTCATCTCCGATGCATCGACCTAAATAAGCCCGGCCCAGCGCCGGGCTTTTCGTATCTGCCTGTCACGCCTTCGTCACACCTACCAAGCACAATGCAGTCAGCCAAAGGGATTTGGCCACGTCTTTAGAGAGCCCGGCCCAGCGCCGGGCTTTTTCGTTCTGCGCTTTCACGAGTTTTTCACGGGCTGCAGCCTATGGTGATTTCAGCTCCTAGTGAAACCTTTAGCCCGCGCTCCCCATCGCGGGCTTTTCTTTGCCCGCGGTTTACTGATCGCGTAAGGATTTTGCTTGGGCTACGCTCTCCATTCCCTCGAATGGAGTCGAATTTATGCCCTCCCCCGAATACTCTCTCCCCGATGTTCTTGAACGCCTGCATCACAACCAGCTCGCCATTGAGGCTGCTCTGATGGAGCTGACCTTGCTCGTTGAGAGGCAAGGCCATGCTGAGACTGGCGACAACGTCCGCACCGCCCTGGACACCATAGGCGAGAACGCCGGACACATTCACCAGGGCTTGGCCAGGCTGAAAGCTCAAGGGCCGGACTGATCACAGCCCCCTCCTCAGGATACGAGTAACAAAATAGAGCCCGCCAAGCGCGGGCTTTTTTGCGCCTATCAAAAAATATATCGCCGCCGGCGTTGACATTAAGTATCTCCGGCGGCAATATCAATTCCATCGCAACCGGCACCCAATCAGGGGCCAGCTGCGAAGGGTCGAGAGATCCGCCGCTCTTTAACAGCTCAGGATCCTCGCCATCGACTACCCCGGGTTTCAGCCGGTAAGCGCGAGCAACAAATAGTCGATGCCACGCCAGCTCTGGAACTGGCCGTGCTCACCAGATGTGAGTACGCGAAACCACGCAAGCCAGCCGTACCAGCACCGAACACGAAATGTGCGACGACGGCCAGAGATATGAATCCGGCGATGCGCGTGGTGGAGAAACGGAATTTTTCACTGATGCACCTGGTGACGGGTGCATTGGGAAAACAACCGACAAGCACGGAGCACCAAATGAGCGAGCAAACACTTCAAGCGCTGCTGGCTGAGCGAGTCACTGCCTTTGCTACAGGTGATCAGCCGGCAACAATCATCGACGAGCATGTGAAGATCATGTTCACCAAGGTGATCGACAACTGCTTTGGTCGTTACGGCGATATGGGCAAGCAGGTTGAGGAGGCAATCAAGGCAGCGTTGCCAGCCAACCTGACCACAGTCTTCGAGCTGACCCGCTACAACGACATGATCGCCAAAGCGCTGAAAGAAAAGTGGGAAGCCAGCGGCGTAGAGGCCGACATGGTCCGTCGTGCTCAGGAAGCCATCGACCAAGTTCTCACCAAGGATCAGATGCCAGCGGTGGTAAGCCTGCAAGACCTTCTCGAATCCTTCATCGACAACCACAAGGAAAGCGCCGCAGAGGAGCGCTGGGAGCGTCCGGATATTCGCTTTCAAGAATCCGAATACGGCGGCCTGCACATCTACTTCGACAAGAAACCAAAAGAAGAATCGCCCTATAGCAGCCGCGAACGCAGCGAATACAACCTGGATAACGCGATCCACATCTCGTTCGATAAGCGCGGAAATGACCTGGACGATAAAGGTCGCCAGATCGGCAGCGTGTACGCCGCCCGCATCGACAACGAGAAAATCGGCCAAACCCTGCGTTTCAGATCGAAGTTCGAGAAGCTGCTCGCCGCCCTCTACTTCGGCGCCTCCAAGATTCTGGTGGACTGCGACGAAGACGATTTCAGCTACGGCATCAACGACTGACAGCATCACCTCTGTCCATTCAATGAGTGGGCAGACGGATGCAGATGAAAGCGGATGTGGCCTCGGACCAGCGGGAGCTGAGGCATTCAACAAATAGACGTAGCGGCCTTATTTGGCCATCTGCATCCCGAAGACCTGGTACTCCCCAGCACCAGGCCGCATCGGAGAGTGATCGAGGCGTGCCCAAGCGGGCTGCAGCGCTAGGATCGCAAAGCCCCGGGAACCTCCTGAGCCGGTATGAGCGAGACGGCCAATACTATAAACGCGGCGGGAAACAAGCAGGGGTAGCGCCCTGGTGTTTCGATCACTCTCCGATGCGGACGAATTCTGCACCGCGCAATGCGGCCCCCTGCATTCCACTTCAATAGGTGTCCACTGCCTGCCCAGTGAGCGAGCAATAGGAGGATGACCATCATGTAATAGATTGACGATCCACCTGCGTGGCGCGGCAAGCCTGAAGGCTGCGTCCAACACCTATCCAGGCAGCGGACAGTAGGTCGTCGATGTCACCGCGCATCGGCCGGGCAACCGGTAGGCCACCCCATCCAAGACGAACACCGCAGGCGAGTCCGAGGGCAAAGCTGGCCAGATTCGACACATCCCGGGCAGTGCCGGGCGCCTGCACCTTTATTTCATCAACGACCCAGCGATGATGTTCTGACTTTTGCAATTGCAGACAGGCACGCGCGCTTCAGAGCGTTTCCGATGGTACTCGTACTCGTTCGCCGGAACGGTATCGAACCCCTCCCATCGATCATCTGATTGGCCATGGTCATTTGAGCGCCTGATGTGGACGCCCTCGTGTCCACACGCACCGCAAGTTGCTTTGTAACGGTTTTCGTCCCAACTCATTTGCCTCTCCATTTCGTAAAGCTGCTCACCGAAATATAGCAGTCGTCAATCTGATCACTCTCCCCCGACCAAACCCGCCTGCACTCCCCTCCGCGCCCAACGGCAACCAGCGGAACGGATGAGTGCAACCGAGTTTTGTTGGATCAACACCCCGCCACTCTGGAGGCGACCATGGCAACCAGCTATGCAGACAGTGCGCAGGCCCGAGAGTGGGACAGGCGCTACGACGATTACGGTCGACCGAAGAAAGCCACCCCCGACGAGTTCCACGACTACGAAGCTGTGGCTTTGATGCGCTCCCAAGCGCTGTCCGAGCGCGCAGATCGTGAGCGAGAAAATCGTAAAAGTCTGAAACGGCGCATTGGCCTGGCCATGGCTCAAATGGAAGAAGTCTGTCCGCCTAAAGGAGGCGCCGCGTGAACATTGAACAACGCGACCATCAGACGGCAGTCACCTGGATCGAAGGCGAGATCAACAACATGATCCGCGATTTGGGTAAGCCAAACGCCAGCTCGGCGGCGACATCGGTAATCACTCTTGCCTACCTGCTGCGCGTCATCGACGACGGTGAGCAGCGTCACTACAGGGCGCGCATCGACCAGATCTACGCCACCTATAACGAATCGATCCGGCAAGGAGCTGCAGCATGACGACCGCACCAGTTAAATCACTAATCGACGAGCAGCTCGACGAGATCGAATCGAAGCTGGTCCTGCTGGGTTTCGGCCTCCCGTTCAACGAAGTGATTGGCAAGTCTCGCGAAGCCCTGGTCGCCAACCTGCCACGCCGTCTGGCGGCAACCATGAAAGGCGGCCGGATCGCGGTGAGAATTCGGCCATGACTGCCTATCAGCGCGTAAAGCGCTTTTGGTTCTGGCGCGGCTCAGCCATCGCCCTGCTCTTCTTTACCACCTGGATGCTGGCAAGCGCCTACTCCGGCCAGCTCACTCAATAACTCCCCCCTTCAAAGCTGCGCGCCGCGCCGCAAGGAACTGTCATGTCCGCAAATACTAAACAAGTACAAGAATCGCTCGAAATGAGCGAAGCCGACGACGTACAAAAATCTGTTGTCCCTGCGGTAGCCATCACTGACATCGCCGAATATCGGCCGCACGAAGAACAGATCGTTCGTCTGGAAACGACTTACGCGAAGCTGGTCGTTGACTGCTCGACCAGCGAAGGCTTGGCGAATGCGAAGGAAGTTCGCGTCGATATCCGCGACGTGCGCTATGCCTTGGCGAACACCACCAAGACGGCGCTCGTGCCCTATCAGCAGAAAGTCAAAGATGCCCAGGCTCGCGTCAACCAGGTTAAGGAGTTCGGCGAGGCCCTGAAGGATCGAGTCTTGGCAATCGAGGCGCCTGTTGACGAAGCAATCAAGGCCGAAGAAAAACGCGTAGCTGACGCCAAAGCCGAGCGCGAGCGTGTCGAGGCTGATCGTGTCGAAGCCATCCGGACGAAGATTACCCGCTTCAGCTCTGTCGCTGCTGCATATGCAAGCCGTAGCGCCGCCGATATCGCCGACATCCTGCAAGGCGTGAAGGTGTCGGTGATCCTGCCCGAAGAGTATGCCGAGTTCGAAGCTGAAGGCACCATCGCTCGCGACAACGCTATTGAGCAACTGGAGACGCTGCACAAGTCGGCCGTTGAACGAGAAGAGGCTGCCGCCAAGCTGCTGGCCCAGCAGAAAGAACTCGACGAGCTGCGCGAAAAGCAACGCATCGCCGACGCGGAAGCTGAGGAACTGCGCAAGCAGCGAGCCGAAGAAGACCGCCTGCGGCTGAAGAAGCAGCAGGACGAGCTGGACCAGCAGCGCCGCGACATGGAAGCCCAGCAACGTCAACAGCGTGAGCAGCAGGAAGAGCAACAGCGCCAGCAGCGCGAACGCGACGCACAGTATCAGCGTGACCAAGAAGAACTGATCCGTCTGCGCGCCCAGGCCGCCGCGCCAGCTCCAGTCATCCCATTGGCTGCGCCAGTGGTCGCAGAGAAGGTCGAAGTCGTGCCCATCGGCGCACATGCAGCCGCTGCTCAATCCGACGATGTAACTACGACCGCGCCGTCAGTTGACGACATTGTTGAGGTTGTAGCCTTGGGCTTCGACGTGGACCTCGACACTGCTCGCGCTTGGCTACGCGCCATCAGCTTCTAACCACCCATTCCATCCAACGGTCGACCACCCCTTGTCGGCCACGGAGAGCGCAATGACCGATTCAGACACCCAAGCACCAACCGGCCTCGCCACGTACCACGATCCATCGCACAACGCGGCGGCGCTCATCCTCGATCCAGGCACCATGAAGTCAATGAGCGACCTTGCGCTGATGATGTCGAAGGGCGTGACAACAGTCCCCAAGCATCTGAAGGGCAATCAAGCTGACTGCATGGCAGTAGTGCTGCAAGCGATGCAGTGGCAGATGAACCCGTTCGCTGTTGCGCAAAAGACATTCATCGTCAACGGCGGGGCATTGAGCTATGAGGCGCAGCTCGTCAACGCAGTGATCACCGCCAAGGCCCCCATCAAAGGTCGCTTGAACTTCGAATGGTTCGGCACCTGGGAAAACGTCATCGGGAAGATGCGCGAAGTCACCAGCCGGACCAAAAAGGACGAGGACACTGGTGAGTTCAAGAAGTATCGCGTTCCCGGCTGGAGCTTTGACGATGAGAAGGGTCTCGGGATTAAAGTTTGGGCAACCTTCAAAGGCGAAGACGAGCCACGCGTTCTGGAGCTATTGCTCACCCAGGTCCGCACGCGAAACTCTACTCTTTGGGCGGAAGACCCCAAGCAGCAGATTGCCTACCTGGTGACTAAAAAATGGGCGCGACTCTTCTGCCCTGACGTCATCCTCGGCGTCTATACGCCCGACGAATTCGAAGACTCGTACGGCGGTGAGATCGATATCACCCCTGCGAAGCAGGCTTCAAATACCGCTGCCGCTGCTGGCGTGTCATTCGGCCCGAAATCCCCGTCGCCGGAAATCGACGGAATATTCGCAGACCTTTTGGCCGTAGCGAAGCGGCAGGACATCGAAGCCTATGCGACAGCCTGGGCTGGCCTCAAGCCTAAGCAGCGCGCAGCGATCGGCCTGGAATGCCACGAAGCGCTAAAGAACAT